TAGATGTTGGCGGACCTCAAGGACCAAAGCCAGGTCAAGCGAACGAAGCACTGTTGAGAAAAGCACATGGTCAAGTTAGAGCATTCTTTATGAAGAACGCCCCACAGAAAGGATTGTCATTGAAGTACTTGAGTGAAGCGGAAGTTGATAAGAGCTCCACGGGTAATCAAAAACGAGGTGGAACAGTTAAGTCATATAATAAAGGCGGCGTAGTTCAAAAACCTTGGTGGGATTTCATAGGAAATTTCATAGATACTCATCGCAATACCAAGTCAACTGATTATAAGAATCAAAATAATAATCCTCTTGCCTCGATGGCAAAGCAAAGAGAGATGATGAAAGAGTTGGGTTATGAAGAAGGAGGAACGGTAAAAAGACCAACAATCAGAGAAGATGTAGATGATATCAGAAGAATGATTGCTGCTTCAATGATGAGGCAACAGGATAGATATCTTCCTGGAGATAAAATACCAGTTGGAAATGATCTGATAACTAAATCAGTAACACCAAAGGTATCACCAGCATCCCCACCAACAAGTGCCACATCTAAAGAGGGTGAAGGTTTAAATTCTGCTGCGATTATTAATATAGTTGGTGCTGGGGGTGCGGGTATGACTATCCCATCATCGGCAGATGAGATGAATGAACAATCTACAGCAGAGTTTGTTTCAGATCCATGGCCAGGTGGTTTAGCATCTGTTCTTTGTGTATCATCACCTTGGGGGAATTAATAAATGTCAGTAGATCTTAATGCTCACGTAAAGAACGTTGTTATTATTGATACAAACGGAGTCAAGCATCCTTTAACTGGTAAGAATCCAGAAGCGCAATTAAATGCTATTAAAATATACGAGAGTATAGAATTGAATACTGTAGTTGCTGAATTAATGGTTGTTGACACAGGAATTAACTTGATTGCTAGCGCACCTATCGTAGGCACAGAAACAGTTGAGATAGAACTAATAGCGCCTAATATTTCTGAAGAATCTTATAAGTGGAAGTTTGTAGTTTATGGGATTAGAAATAGAATAGTTTCTAAAAATATGCAAGTCTACATATTAGATTTGTTTTCTCCAGAAGCATTGAGAAATGAAACTTTACGAATTGGAAAAGCTATATCAGGCACGGGCGACTCCATCGTTAGTCAAATCTTAAAGGATTACTTAGACACCGATAAAGATATATCATCGGAATCTTGTAAGTATAAAATGAAACAGATACCATCATTGAAAAGACCATTCGATGTTGTCTCATCAATGCTTCCTGAATGTGTATCTTCATCCGCTACAACTCCACTAGCCCCTCAACCATCTGCAACATCTTCTAAAGGTGGATCCACTAGTGCTTCTGGTGGTCAGACACAAGCTGCTACTAAAGAAACTGCAACTGTTGTTTCTGGTTCTGCTGGATACATGTTCTTTGAAACATATGATGGTTATGTTTTCAAATCTATAGATGCTTTAATACAAGAAAATCAAAACAAACACCCAGAATATGTTTATGGTATGGCGCAAGATGATAATTCAAATGCACAAAAGAACTCTTATCTTATTTTGAATTATTCTTTTGGCAGTCAAGAAAATATTTTGAAAAAGATGCGTTATGGTGTTTACTCATCGATGATATCATTTTTCAATCCATCTAACTTAGAGTATGAAGAATACTTTTTTGATCTCAGTAAAGAATATCCTAGGATGGTTCACTTAGGAACTGATGAAGATATCCCAGAGACAATTAAAACTTTGGCAAAGTATCCTTCTAGAGTTATGTTACAATTTTTTGATCATGAAACATTCCATGACGCAGATACAATTGCTGATCCACAGAAGGCTGGTGCTAGTGGAGGAACACAATACCCAGACTTCAGGAAGCAATGGATGGCTCAATCGATGAGCAGGCATATGATTTTGAATAACCAGATACTAAATATCACTATACCTATTAATTTCGGAATTAGAGCTGGCGATAAACTGAACGTTAAGTTACCTAACCAATCAGTCTCCTCTAAAAGAGAAGAAGAAAAATATGATTTAGTGAACAGTGGTTTGTATCTAGTTAAGAAAATTTCTTATGATATAACTAGAGACTCTTCTAAGGGATTGATCGCAGTTTGTAATTTGGAACTTATTAGAGATAATTTAGGGAGTTAGTAATGGAAAACATTCAAAAACATATAGAACACGATAAGAGAATCTTAGATGATCCTCTATCTTCTTCTCAATCAAGAAGACATGCTGAAGAAGAACTGGAATCTTTGGAAGCATATCATTCTCGTCACCCAGAAGATGATCATGATCCATCGCCATTGGAATTATACTGTGACGAAAATCCAAATGCTTTAGAGTGTAGAATTTACGACAACTAATTATGTTGCTACCCGAATTAAATTTACCAGTAGGTTTTGCTGGCAAAGATGGTTTCTATTGGTGGATAGGTCAGATCGAAACAGATGTAGACAAAAAGTTCTCCAATAGATATAAAGTAAGAATTGTTGGGCAGCATGTTAAGAGTTGCACTGCTGTTTCCGTTGAGGATTTACCTTGGGCGGTAGTTATGCTGCCTGTAACTGCTCCTTCATCGGAAGGTAATAGTTCATATCATCCAGCAAGATTACAGAAAGGAGATTGGGTAGTAGGTTTCTTTTTAGATGGTGCTGAAGGTCAACACCCTGTTATCATGGGTAGTTTCCAGAAGGTAACCAAGTCAACAACTAATACATCATTATCAAATAATAATTCTACTGCAGAGTGTCTGGCATTCACAAGATATGTTCCAGATACTAATCCTAAAATGACTGTTCCAGAAGGCAGTCAGGATGCAACTGCTAGACCAGGAATTAAAAACGGAGAAGGATCTGGATCATCAACCATTTTAAATGCTACAAATGATCAGCAATCTGGAACTAATCCACATGGAAGATATGCATGTGTTTTGATTGCAGATCCTACATGTGAAGATACATCATCATCTCAATCTAAATTTGAGCAAACCCTATCAGAATTTTTTGGAGCAGTTTCTAAAAATGGTGGGCAGTTAGGAACTCAGATGTTGAGCAGTGTCACTGGAAAACTCTACGATTATACTGGTGCTGCTGGTGGATATATTAGAAGAGTATTTGGATTAGCGAGAACTTATATTAAAGCTGGAAAGTTTCAACTGCTTGCTTTGATAAAGAAGGGAGTGCAAACTTTAATATCATTCTGTTTAGGAATACCTATCCCAACATCAAATCCTAAAGATGGCAAAGCAGTTAAATTAAAAAATCAAGGTATATTAAGTAAACTATTCCAGTGGTTGAATGAACAACTCGGATTGATTAATTGTGCCATTGCAGGATTAGAAGATAGACTTCTAGATTTTTTAACAAACTTAATTTATGGTTTACTTACGGAAGTTGTATCTGCTGCAACTTGTAAGATAGAACAGATTGTATCTCAAATTATTAATGAGATTGAAAGTTTTCTTACCGACGCAATAAGTGCAATTCTAGGACCTCTACAAGCTATCTTAGGAATTATTGCTAGCCCACTTAATATCTTGGGAGCAATTCTACAATACATATTCACACTGTTTGGTATCTCCTGCACAGGACCAGATAAAAAATGTAAGAAACCAGAACAGTCTCAGTTTTGCACTGGAGCTGCTAATAATAAGAAACCAGGGGAAGATGATTTCGCAGCACTAGATAAATTAATTGCTGATGTTGCTGCAGGTGGTCAAGCAGATTTACAAACAAGTTGCACAGATTACACTACATTGCCTTGCCCAGCAGTCACAACAGCAAATGTATACGGCGGAGAACCAGGAGACGGTTCTGGTGATCCAGAAACACCACCGCCAGATGTAGAAGATCCTTTCGATAATTTCTTTGATTCATTTAATCCGCCAACTGATGACGGTAATAGAGATGGATCAGATGATATTGACGAAGAGGTTGATGCGATACCAGTTAATGCGGCAGTTAATAGCACAGTTGGTTTAAGATTAACTAGCAACTCAAGGTATAGAATTGCATTAGCACAAAGAAGTGATTATACATGGAGGGGAACTTTAAACATCAACTTATCATCTACTTCTTCTGAAGTTAGAACGCAAGATAGATACGAAGTTGATGTCGTTTCAGTTATACCACAGACAGAGACTAATATTATAACATATTCATTGACTGCTGACAAGACAAGAGTTAGACAAAGTGAAACAATTTCATTTACATTAAGATTATTAAGTGGATCTGTTCCAGATGGAACAGTATTTAATTATTTTATGTTTGGTTTTATTCAAGCATCTGATTTTGCTAATGGAATAAACACAGGAAGAATGACAATGATTGACGGTGTTGCTACTGCAAACATAACAATCTCTTCACAAATAAGTATAGCAGATGAAGAAGAAGTGCTATTCAGTGTGACAGAAGCTGGTTTGTCTAGGCAGTTTATCATCTACAATCAGAATCCCGTAGTAACTACACCAACAGAACCACCTAGATCATTTGTTCCTCCCACTTTAGGAATACCTGAAGTTGATGGGGAGGGTAGGATCATATACATACCTATCGTTGACCCAGGAGATCCATATGTAAGACCTCCATTTATTAATATAGCAGGAACTGGTAGTGGTGCTTCTGCTACTGCACTTTTAGATGATAGTGGTAGGTTGACGAAGATAAAGATAGAAAGACCTGGAAGGAATTATGTTCCAAACAAATCTAACAAAACTAGTTGTGTAATAGATGGGTTTGTTGTCATTAGACCTGGATCTGGATACACATCAGAACCAACTGTAACTGTAAATGGAGAGCAAGGAATTGCCAGAGCAATTATAAGAGATGGATTTGTAGTTGATCTTGAAGTAATAAATAAGACGAAAACCTATGAAGATTTCCCTGCTGTCAGAGTGTTTGGTGGTGGTGGATCAGGAACCAGAGTTATTTCGTCGCTCTCTTGTTTAGAAAGAGAAACATACGAAGAGTTTGCATTATCTGTTGCTCCATCTGGAGAAGCACAAGTAATCGATTGCCCATAAAAAATCATGGCAAAAAGTTGGCTAGAACTACAAGAGAATTTAAGAACTGGAGCGGCAAAACTACCTAACCCAGTTCCTAATAGTAGTTGTGGGGTATCTGAAAATCAAACAGCACAAACAGATATACTTGGATTGCCTAATCTAGGTGAACTTACCCAACCAGTTAATGATTTCCTTTCTGGTGTTCAGGGTGAGATAGATCAGTTCGGTGCTGATGTCATGGGAGTGCTTCAAGATATTGGAGCATTTATTCCACCCGAATTACAGGGATCTGGTGGCAGCAACTCGACAACAGAAGACGGAAAATCTAAAGTTGCGGCTGTATCAAGTTTAAATCATACCATTCTAGCAAATGGCGAAGTAACAGTAACTGATGGTAGTGATTCTGATACTGGTGATAGTTTTTATTCTATAGTAACTAGTTCTGGTGGTGGAATAACATTAGATACTGATGGCAGTGTTATTTTAACAGCTGGAAAAAATCCATCTTCAGATCCAAAAACAGGAAGAGTAGATATAATTGCACAGGGAGCTGGCGTGCAAAAGTATGGTGAGTTTCTTGCCATAGAAGTTAATAATGATAATGAGGCATTGTCAGCGGAAAATCCTTCAGTTAAAGGAGCTGCATTTTCTATTGTAGTTCATGGAAACGTTGAAATTCAATCAACATCTGGTGATGTTAAAGTAGGTGGAAAAAATATTGTATTTTCTGCATCTGATTCTATCGAATTAAATGGAGCAGATATTAAATTATATGCTGGATCATCCAGCACAACTACTGGTGGATCTTCTGGTAAAGCGAAAGAAGAACAAGGTGGAATCATAGAACTGAAGTGTGGATTATTAAAGAATTCTAGTGCCGCTCAACAAAATATTGAAGGTGGAACATATAACAAGGTAGATGGTGAGAAGTTTATCACCACTACTAATTCACAGGGTAACGTGACTATCGAATCCACAGGAACTCTTAATATTAAGAGTGGTGGAGACATGATAGAAGAAATTGGAGGAAGGAAACTTACTACCGTATTTGCTGCTCTCCCTGGAGTTAGCTTGGGTGGGGGGTTGATACCACCTAGACCACAAGTATTGGGAGTTTCCGCTGGATATTATATCACAAATAAGTATCCTATCATTCCTGCAGGAGGAACCTCAGCAGAAATTCCTCCTCTAGTTCACATTGATTCAAATGTCAGTGCAGGTGGTCATGGATTCACTGTGGAAGCACCTATGGGCAACATAGGATTATACAGTAGATTTGGTAGCGTTGGTATGGCAACCGATTTTTCTGCTTTTGCTGATATAACTCCACCTGGATTTGTTGGGGCAACTGTTCCTAAACCATTACTTCAATTAAAATCTCCTGGTGCATACATAACAGCACTCGATAATTTAAGTATGGGTGCAAAAATTAACACCAGTCTATTCGCTGGTCCTATTCCTACAGGAGGAACACCACCTATCGATGACTCTATCAATATTACTCCTGGAACTATCAGAGTATCTGCATTAAAGGGTGGTATTTTCTTAAACTAATAGTCATTTCAAAATTGACCTCCAATTACCAAAAGGTCGCAAAAAAAATCTCGGCAAATTTTTGGTCAAAAAAGTCGAGCTTGACAAAACCCCTAAATACCGCTAAACTAGCAATGTGGCGCTTTGAGAATCGAATTTTATGAATCTCCAAAATCCTTCTGAACCAGCTCTTGACAAGATTACGGTTGACCTCTATAATAAGAAGGTAATCATCCGAGGTGAACATGGAACGACTCTTACCTTTCGATGTGCCACAATTAACGAGTTAGTTGAATTAAAGGAAAAATGTGGTAAACTGTTGAAGACAGATAACTTCATTTATCGCTGAGCTCCTTTAGCAATCTGGCGAATGCACCGAACTCATAATTCGGCTAAGGTGGGTTCGATCCCCTCAAGGAGCACTTGACAGTCATTACGGCACCTGCTATAATACTGTCATCATCACGGGGCGGTGGTGGAATCGGTAGACACACCAGACTTAAAATCTGTTGGGGGCAACCCCGTGGGAGTTCAAGTCTCCCTCGCCCTATTTCCCACTAAATAATTTGTAGTGGGAATGTTATGAAATACACATTATCACAAGCATATGTCTTCTACATGGGAGAAGTTGTGCGAATGTATTTCATACAAAATCTTCCATATACGTTTGATGAGTTACCTCAAATAATCCAAGATCATCCTTCTGTTCAAACAGAAGCACTTAGTCATCGTGATTATGATGATGAAGATCTTTACAGAGTTTCAAATTATCTTATAATGGAAGAAATGCATCCTTTGATGTTTGACTTAGAAATCGAAAATCCTGAATTGTTACCTAAAGATGATTGACAAATTTTGTGAATATTTTGAAGGAACATTTGAGAATAAATTGCAAGCAATGTCTTATCCGACACAGTTTGCTATGATTGAACTGATTCACGAAAAAATCGATGAAAATCGTTTTCGTTGTATTCAACGTTATTATGTTGATAAAAACGAATATCGTAGAACAGTTATTGAGGTCATTCCGCAAGAAACTTCAATTCTAGTCAAAAATTATAAAGAAAAAGATGAGTTGACTTATCTTTCTGGGTGTGATATAATGTTCGAGCAGATAGGTGATGAATTTCACGGCAAAAATCTTTGTAAAACCTGCTTTGTCTCCTGGTCGGGAAAAGAAACCTATCTACAAACACAAAGTATTCTCGGAAACGGTTACTATCATGTAATTGATAAGGGATACGATATAAATACCGACGAACATATTTGGGGTAGCTTTCACGGGCAATTCCAGTTCGTCAAATCGCCCTTGTAGCTCAGTGGTAGAGCAGCGGTTTTGTAAACCGCTGGTCGTCTGTTCGAATCAGATCGGGGGCTCTCCGTGTGAAGGAAGTGATACCTGAGGTTCGCCTCAGGTTTTTTCTTATAAATAACTCAGAAGAAATCTCCATACTACGGGTTACTGAGAAGATGCCATTAACAAGATTAGATAATCTTATTTCTAGTAAGACTGGTAAATATCTTTATGTTTCACCTGACGACTTTAATGCTACAGATGCCTTAGATAACAGAGGTAATTCTCCTCTAAGACCATTTGTTAGTATTCAAAGAGCATTTTTAGAAGCGGCAAGATTCTCGTATCTACCTAATGTAGATAATGACAGGTTTGACCAGTTTACAATCATGCTGTCGCCTGGCAATCACTATATTGATAACCGCCCTGGTGTGGAAGATGTTTCTACTCTTCCAATTTTTCAATTTAATCAGGCAACACAAGAGTGGGAAGCAAATACTAATGTAAGCTTCGATCTCTCAGACCCAGATAATATTCTCTACAAGTTCAATGGTCGTGATGGTGGCGCAACCATTCCTAGAGGAACTTCTCTTGTTGGAACAGATCTTCGCAGAACACAAGTTCGTGCTTTATATGTTCCAGATCCTGCTGATCCAGATGTTCCTCGCACAGCTCTCTTTAATGTAACGGGTGGATGCTATTTCTGGCAGTTTACCATTCTAGATGGTGATTTAGAAGCAAGTTCGCCATTATATAATGTTGGATCTCCTGTTGGTGTTGGTAAAGTATACACGCAACCTGGCAGCACTACGAATTTAGCAATTCCTGAATTCTCTCACCACAAAATGACAAACTTTGTGTTTGCCGACAGAGAGGATCTAGGTTTACTTTACAGAAAGATTGCTCGTGTATTCAGTGATTATCAACCAGCAATTGATGACGTATATGTAGAAGGTTCAAATACTCCTGTTACCGATTCTTGGTTTAGCACCACAACCTACCAGATTGGTGATAGGGTTCTTTATGATGGAAATGCTTATATAGCTAGTGCTGTATCCACAAATATTGCTCCTGATGCAGATGAAACAAAGTGGTCTCGTCTTGTAATTCGTGGTCGTGAATTTGATTTCAGGGTTCAAGAAAATAGAATCGTTGGTCCTCTTTCTGACGCTGTTAGATTAGATGAGGTAACAATTTTAGATTCTAACCCCGCAGGAACAGTTACTGTTAAAGTAAGAACAAAAATTAATCATGGTTTCTTCCCTGGTCAATACGTTGCAATTTCCAATAATGGATTGAATACTACACTCAATGGTGTATTCAAAGTAACTGCTATCAGTCAAACTGATCCAAAAGAATTCGAATATAAAGTTGCAACCACAGCAACTGGTTTAGGATTGATTAGCGGAACTACTTACACTGCAGTATCTTCTCCATCACTTGACACTAACGCTACCGTACAGGCGGAGGTAGATAGCGTAGAATCAGCATCTCCATACGTCTTCAACGTTTCGATTCGTTCGACATGGGGTATTTGCGGTATTTGGGCTGATGGTCGCAAGGCGACTGGTTTCAAATCCATGGTTATCGCCCAGTATACTGGTGTTTCGCTACAGAAAGACGACAGAGCATTCATTCGTTACGACGAATTCAGCAACACATGGAACCAGGCACCACTAACTGATGCGTTTGCTACAACTCCTTATCACATCAAGGGAGATGCATATTGGAAGGATGATTGGAGAAACTTCCACGTTCGTGCTTCAGATGACTCCTTCATTCAGAACGTTTCGATCTTCGCGGTAGGTTTTGCTGATCACTTCCTGCTTGAGTCAGGTGGTGACATGTCTATCACCAACTCGAACTCAAACTTTGGTAACACTTCGATGCACTCGAAGGGATACAAAGGTTTTGCATTCTCGCAAGATAAAGGCGGATACATCACTCATATTGTTCCACCAAAATCTCTTTCTACTCTAAAAAATATTAAGCAACAGTATTATGTTCTGGATGCTCAATTAACTAGAGCTACTTCTAATCAAAATAGATTATATTTTGGATCTGATGATGCTCGTAGCGCAGAAGATCGCCCAGCAGCATCGATTGGTGGGTATAGAATTGGTGCAAGAAGAAATGAAAAATTATTTGTAAAACTAGATACTTCTGCTGCTAAGCAAGCAGAACTTTCTCCATCTGGGTTTAAGAGATGGGTTTCTTCTCTATCCACAATTTCTCCAACTGGTTCTAGATCTGTAGAAGATATAAGTCGTTTGTATGTAACTAGCACTGTTGGATTTGCTTCAAATGATTTTGTTAAAGTTGATAACGAATTTTTCAGAATTACTGCAGTTAATCCTTCTAGTTTAAATGTAGTAAGAGCACAATTGTCATCTGCAGCATCTGATCATGTTAATGCATCTATTGTTACAAAATATATTCAAAACGCTGTAGCGACTACTGTTCTTAATGAAGAAGTTGATGCTACTGAGACAGTATTTGACGTTCAGAGCACTACTGGTCTTGCTCCAAATATGTTTGCTAGTATTACTAATAGTCAAACATCTATTAATGAAACAGTTAGAATTGTAACTATTGAGGGTGCTAGTCAAATTACAGTTCAGAGGGGTCAGTTAGGAACTATTGCTGTTGCTCAACCACAGACATCTTTAGTTACTCTAACAACACTTTCAAATACATATTCTCCTGCTTCTCCTAGTGTAACAACAACTCTCACTGAGAGATATCCAAGAATTACTCCTGCATCAAATGCATCAGAAAGAGATTATAATCTTGCACAAGATGCTGCGAATCTAATTGATTCAAATAAAACATTCATTCAAGCAGAAGCATTTGGATATGTTTTACAGAAATATCCATATCTTCAAAATATTTCTTATGTAAACCCAAATATCACTGCGGAAACTGGTAGATATCGTGATGCCAGCAATTTGATTAAAGCAAATCGCCAAGAAATTATTGATTATGCTTTCACTCAAATGCAAGTTGCATTCCCTTCATTCGTTGTTCCAAACAATGAAAATGATAAGTGTAAGCGTGATATTGGATATATTGTAGATGCAATCGCAAACGATTTATATGATGGTGGAAATGCAAGCATCATTGAGGCAACCAAAGCATATTTTGACAATAACGGATCTTTAATTACAAATGGTGTTTTGGGTGAGCAAACTCAATCGGTATTTGCTTTCAATAGAGCAAGAGATTGGGCTAAGAAAGCAATTTCAAACCTTCTAGGAAATACTTCTCTACTTGATGTAATTAGTATCACTTCATCTGGAACAACTGTCACCGTAACGACAGGAAATCCACATAATTTAGAAGCAGGTAATAAAGTAACAGTTGGCGGTGCAACTCAAACTGCATATAATGGAAAAGTAACTGTTCTTGCTTCTGGATTAACTGCTACCCAATTTAGATACACTGCATTATCTGCTCCTTCTGCGTCACCAGCTACTGGTGCATATTATGTTTCGACTGTAACTATTGATCCATCTAATGATTCTATTGTTGCTGGTAGATATAAGGATGCGAGCAACTTAGTTAAATCAAATCGTCAAGAAATTATTGATAGAGCTGCAGCTAAAGTTGCTATTGATTTTCCTGATTTTTATTATCCAGGTGATAGTCAATCAAATGCAACTTCTCGTTTTAAGGATTCGTATCGTCTAATTCAACAAAACAGACAAGAAATTATTGATAGAGCAGCTGCCGAAATCGCTGTTCAGCATCCAGATTTTTATTATCCAAATGATGCTCAAACTACAAGCACATCGAGATATAAAGATGCTTATCGTTTGATCCAATTAAATAGACAAGAAATTATTAATGGAGCTTATGCTCAAATTGCTATTGATTATCCTGGATTTACAAATCCAAATCCAACAAAGTGTCAAAGAGACATTGGATATTTTATTGATGCAATTTCTCTTGATATTTCAATTGGATCTGGTAATGTTTATTCGCGCAAGTTCACTCAGCAGTATTTTACTGTTAGTGGAGCTCCAATTAGTGATGGATTACTAGGAGAAGAAACACAATCGATTGCTGCATTTAATAAAGCTCGTGATTTGATGAAATCGGCAATCACAAATCAATTAACGGTAAAAGATTTAACTGTTACTGTAGATCCTATTACTGGTTCTAATACAAATGTAAATTCTTGTTCTAATGTTCAACTTGCAATTACTAACTTAAGCGCAATTGTTACAAATGCTATTGGTGCTGGTAGTATTTCTGGTTTACCACCTGAAAATGTAGGAACTGTTCCTGCTGGAGAAACAAAATGCAAGAGAGATATTGGCATGTTTATTGATGCTATTTCTCTTGATATTGTTCAGGGAGGTGGTAATGTTTATGCGCGTAAATTCATTCAACAGTATTTTAATCAGGCAGGAACTGCTTGGATAACTGGCGGATTACAAGGTGAAGAAGCTCAGTCTGTAACTGCATTTAACAAAGCAAGAGATATAATGAAACTTGCTGTAGCAAACCAGTTATATGTAAAAGATCTTTCTATTACTGCTGATCCTGCTCCTGGTTCTAATTATGGAACTTCTGGATCTAATACTGATAATAATTTAAATCCTGCTCTATGTTCAGATGTTCAAAATGCAATTACAACTTTAACTTCTATTGTTACTGCTAGAGTAACTGCTGGAAATCTTACTGGATTACCTGCAGAAACACAAGCAACCATTCCAAATGGAGAAGCTAAGTGTAAGCGCGACATTGGTTATATTGTAGATTCTATTGCCCAAGATTTATTCTGGGGTGGAAATGAATTTACTGTTGGTGCAGTAAGAGAATATTTTACTCTAGCAGGTGTTCCTATTTCTAATGGATTAGTTAATGAAGAGAGTCAAACAGTAGTTGCTTTTAATGCTGCAAAAGATGTTGTTAAAAAAGCAGTTACAAATCAACTTTATTCTAAAAATTTAAATCTTTCTTATGGTCCAGCAAATGCTGGTGGATCGGGTGGCCACAGTAGAAAACTTATTTGCAATTGCTACTAGTGTTGTAGCGTCTGGAACTTTAGCAAATCTTCCTCCAGTAACTAATGGATCTTACGATTGTGCTAATGTTAGAAATAGTATAGATACATTAACTGCAATTTTAACAACTGCGTTAGCATCAGGAAATCTATCTTCTTTACCTGAAGAGAATCCAGGATCATGGAGCACAGTTAGTGAGAGTAGTAAGTGTAAGCGTGATATTGGATATATTGTAGAGGCAGTTACTTCTGATCTACGTTTGGGTGGAAATGAAAATACTATCAACGCAGCAGAAGCATACTATACAGCTGTTCCTCTCAACACTGACACTGTAGACGGAAGACAAGATGGATTTACTCTAGATTATATTGAAAATGAGAGACCAGAAACTCTAGATGCATACAACTATGTAAGAAATTTGGCTATCTCAGCAATGAGAAACCACAATACTTATATCAATAATGCTTCCACTACTTTAAATTCTCCAATCGTTACAGTTCCAAGCACAATTGGTCTTGCTATTGGAATGCGTGTTAGAAGTGTCAATGCTATTCCAACAGGTCCTTCTGATACAGTATCATTTACTTCTACTATTCCAGATACAGCATACATCAAAAAAATTGGTGATGGTCAAAATGGATTGGCATCGAATCAAATAGAATTAGGAAGACTAGGAAGCAGATTTGATGATGGAGAAACTGTAAGTGCTCAGGGAACATCGTCTACTGTAAAATTATACGTTGAATTAAATCAAGGATCTTGGGCAACAACAATTGCTCCTTCAACCGATAGCGCAGTTATTCAAGATTATAATTACACGGCTGCTGGCGATCCTTCAACTGGATCTCCAGGAGGAGAGTGCGCTACTGTTGCTAATTCAATTGTTAATTATTTCAATATTATTTCAACAATTATCAACAATGGTGTTGGTGTTGTTCCTAGAGTTGCTTCTTCTCTTAACACAGCATCCCTCGCTCAAAGAGGATCTCTATTCACTTTAACTGAATATGATAGCAATGGAAATCCAACATCAAACCCCCACCAGTTAGAAACTGGAACTCCAGTAAGACTTGTTCCATCTCCTAGACCAGGAACTAATCCAGACAAGAGACTGGTTAGACTTCCAAAAGGATTTGATACAAATACTATTTACTATGTAATTGCTCCTGGCAGAAGAACAGATCCTTTTGATTATTCTAATTCTATCGGATTTAATGGCGCAAATCAGCAAACATTGATGCTTGCTACTAGTGAAGAGAATGCTGCCGCAGGTATTTACATTTATTCTTCCGAGACTGATAGTGTAGATCCAGATGTAAATATTGATGTTTATCAGTATGTTCTAGATCTTAAGTATGATCTACATCAATATGAAACTAAAATTGCTAATAATAGCAGCACCGAATTTGAAACCACTAGACCACATATTTTTGACAAACCAGCTGATGGAGTTGAACCTCAGTTAGTGTTCTTTAGAGTTGGAAGTGATATTATTGGATCATCGTTGCCTACTCTATCTTCTAATTTTGGTGGAACTGTTATTTCAGAAAAGCAACAGTATTATGTTCGTTATGTAAGTTCCAGAAGATTTACGATTCACCAAACATTTACTGATGCTAGAGATAATATTAATCCTGTAACTTTCCAACCAGGAAGCACCGCAGTATTCTACGCATTTGCTAGCAAGAGAAGATCTCCTCTCAAATATGATCCTGTTGTAGGTGGTGCAAATGATGGTTGCTGGTATTTAAACACCTTAACTGCAGGAAATGAAATTGTTCCTAGATTGAAGTTCAGTGATTATGCAGGAAGAATTAGAACAACTGATACTTACTTTGAACGTATTGAAGATAATAGAACGGAAGATGATCGTGTATATAGATTCCGTTATGTAATTCCTAAGAATCTTAAAACCGTTCGTGATCCTCTACGTGGATTTGTGTTTAAGATTAGAACAGATGAAAAGAGAAGATTGCTCCCCCAGAAAATATTACTGAAACCAACTGCATCTGGTTCTTCACTTGCCACAATTAATGCTCCTGTCACTGGTGAAAGACTAGGTTTAACTGTATCTGAACTATACAGTCAAACTGGTAAAGATTCTACTTACGATCCAGGTCCTCAGGGTAATCCTAAGAGAATCGAAACAGATTCTAAGATTTCTTTCACAGTTCAATCTGCCAGAAAGAGAACTATTCAAAATAGAGATTATTTAGAATTAACTGTATTTGATATTGGTGTAGATGCCGAAGCATATAAGACTAAACTCTTCACAACGGTTAAAATTTCTGCTCCTGAGGGTGGAGATGGATCCTTTATTGAAAGTATTCCAAATTCTAATAACACAAATAAAATTACTTGGGATGGTAATAGCAAGGGAACTGCATATGTTCACGCATATTTTTCTTATGAAAACGATTACTACATGATTCTTAAGGATCTCACTGGTAATTCTGAAATTAAGTATGATAGTAATACAGTTACTACCTTTACTCAAGGATCTGTAACTGCTACTTTACTTGATCAACCAAATGGCGGAAGATCTGACATTTCTAATTTCCTTTATGTTGTGGAAGGAGCAAACGTTTACACTATGACTCCTGGCGACACTTTAAATGATGATCAAGGAGTGTCGTATACAATTGCTGAAGTAGAAGATTCTTCTGAACTTGAAAGCACTTTCTACATTTTTGATATTGATACTATCCGTAGAAGAATTGCTGGTCAACAAGATGGTGTGTATTATCTCACATGTTTACGTGGAGATATTAGACCTTTCCCAACTGGTTCTGGTGTTGGTGAAAACTTCAGAAACTTCAGATTCTCTCAACCAGTATCTAAGTTATATCCAGAATTCTATAAGAACGACCCAGAATGGTATAAGGGAATAAGTGCAGCAACTGCCACGTTACTTGATCCACCACCAACAATTTCTGCGGCAGACAACTATATCCATGGTTTAGTTACGGTTAATGATTCCAAAGGATCTGTAACTAGAGAAACCGTTCTTGATTTTGTTGCTGATCCTGGAACAGGAAATTATACATATTCTGGAAATAATACAATTCAAGCTCAACCAGGATCAGCTTCTGCTGGATCTGAAGGCAGATTGATTCCTATTTCTGGCGATTCTCCATATCCAACAGAAGGAAAACTTATTGCGCGTTCTGGCAACCATACCTTTGAATACCTTGGTTTCGGTCCTGGTAACTACTCAACTGGTTTCCCTGCGCGTCAGGAAGTGGTCTTAACTGATGTTCAAGACTTCTATGCTCAAGCTAAGCGTGAAGACGCTGGTATCGTCTTCTACACGGGTCTGAACTCCAATGGTGACCTCTACATTGGTAATCGCAAGATCAATGCTATTACTGGTGAAGAAACATTCCTAGAAAGAGCGGCATTAGTTGAATCTGAGGATGAAGGAGATAGTATTGGCAATCTTGTAACTACTTTTGATACTCCAGTTACATTTAATCAAATCATCACAATTAATGGTGGTGATGGATCTGATGAAAGTTTCTTCAATTCTCCAGTTGTAATTAATAATGCAACTTCTTTCGGAACGGTAGAAAATTATCCTTCACTTAAGATTGTTACTGGAGAAGGAACTCCTGTTGGATTTGATCAGTATTTAGAATATAATACTGTTGGTCAAAGAACAGGTGATATCGTCATTCATCAAAACAGAATTACTGCAGCTGTATTTGATTTCAATCCAAGAGGAACACAAGATTATACTATTAGAACTTCCATATCAAATATCACTCCAGATTTTAACAATACATTTGGGCAAACTACAGGATTTACTTCTCAAATTTTAGCAACTAATTTTGGAACTAGAGATCCGTTGAAGTCAGGTGATATGCTATTGAAGGGAGATCAAACTTCCTTTACTGGATCGTTAGGTTGGATATATGCTAATGATTACATTGCTATAACTAACAGATCTGATGGTCAAACAACACCTCAAGTTGTAGGTATTCAGGGTAATGCTACTGGAACATTTGCTAGAATTAACTGGAATACTGGTATTAATAATGGTTCTCTAAGTATTAATAGTTCTACTCAAATTAGAATTACTAATGCTACTGGAACATTAGCAGTTACAAATGGTGTTTGGAATATTGTTCCAGGAAGTTTTAACGCTTCTAACAATTATATTGATGTTATTCTGAACTCTAATCTTTCTGTGTATCCAGTTAATCTTAATAATGGTAAAGGATACCCAGTTGATCAAGTAGCACAACCAAATATTGCAATCGCTCGTTCGTCTTCTCAATTTAAGGAGTGGGGTGTTCTAGGTGCAGAAGCAATTAGAACAGAAACTTCTTCGATTGGAAATTACAAGTTAGGTATTAATACCGTTGCTCGTTCTCCACATTCTGCATATCTGACAGCATTTGTTTCTCCAGAAACAACGCCAAGAGCAAATCTTGATGTTGTCGGTAATGCATTTATCAGTGGTAAGGCAATTAATTCTTATTTAACTGAGCAAACATCTACGAAGACAGAAACTAATTTAGACAATGCTTTGGTTGTTGGTGGCAATAGTTTGAGTCTAAATGGTCCTGCTACATTCCGTGTTCAGACAACGAATAATGGTAGAGTAGGAATTAATACTTCTCTAGTTGATGTCGTAAATCCATCCAACGTTCTTGATAGAAATTTTGTAGTTGTAGGTAATGCTAGAATTACTTCAGATTTTGAATTAACAGGTGACCTTCAAGTTAATGGTGGTGATTTAACTACAACTTCTCCATCTTTCAATTTATTAAATACTTCTTCTCCAGACATTTTAAACTTTGCTGGTGGTGCAGAAATATTTAATATTGGTCACACGACAACTGGAGCTCAAACAATTAATGTCGGCAATGCTGCTTCATCTAGTTATATTCAAGTTGGTAACGTTGCTACAGAATCTGTTTTCAGAATTCATAGAAATTCATTAAACGCAATTGTTGATATTGCTTCCGTTGCTGATACTGTTGGTAATAGTTGTGAAGTTCAAATTGGCGGAGCATGGAACAATACTGCTAGCTTCACTGAAATACGCACCAGACAAACATTAATTGCTGGAGAATTAGAATTTGGAACTAGGTATGCTTCTGGAACTAGTCAGTCTAGAATTTTCACTCAGACTAGAGTTCTGAATGCATTTGATGGTGATCAAACCAATACAGTTAATCTTGCTACTAATGCAACTACCTTCAACCTCGGATCTCTTGGTGGTAATACTACCATTAGAAATACTCTTAATGTTCTTGCAAGTGAAAACGTTAATGGTAATATTAGACTGAATGGTGGATTAAATGCAGGTATTGGTAGAATAATTGATACTCAAGGTGTTGCACAATGGGGAGGAACTTCGTTCTTGGTTGCTGGTGGTCAAATTGCTGGTATTGATACTATTACAAATACTGGCGGAACAAATAGAAATCCTGGAACATATAGTTTCATTCCAGCAACAGGTGGAACTGGAACGGGTGCTACATTTACTATTAGCATTGCTAACGATAAAACTCTTAATATTGATATTGTTAGCCCTGGATCTGGATATACTGATAATGACCTATTAATAATTACTGCTGCACAAATTGGTGGTGGAACTGGTGCTGGCAATCTTACATTCCAAGTAAATGGTGTAAATGCTGGTGGATCTAGCTATTATCTACCAATTTCTACTCCTGGTGTGTTTGATTTCAGAGTTGGTGATCTTATTCTCATAGATCGTGGTGATGCAGCAACACCAGATAGTGTTGTTGTTTCTGGTGGTGGAAGCATTACTGGATTAAGAAATCAAGCAAACAGTGAGATTGTTCGTGTTACTGGATTAACAAACTTAAGTAATCCAAATGATCCAGAAGGTTTCCGAGTTCAAGTTATTCGTGGTCAGGAAGGAACACAGGTAAGAACAGATCACCCACAAGGTTGTGTGCTTGCTAAATTAATTAAACAAACAAATGCAAGTTATATTACAGGATCTGATCTTAATAATGATGGAGTTTTAGATACACCTGTGACGGGTATTTCAAATTCCTCTGTCAATGTTAATATTGGTGTTGCTGAATTTGGTGGAGTTCTTACTACCAGAGACTTCTTGAGATTATCTGGTTCAGAAATCGTTGGTATTGCTAGAACGGTATCCACTGATATTCAAGTTCTTGAAGTTAACGATGGATCTTTAACACCCGCTACAGTATTCAAAGTAGAATCTACTACTGGTAATACAATTATTGGTGGTAATCTTGGGGTTGGAACTGGATTTAATAAATTTACAGTTACTGGATCATCTGGAAACACTAATATTGCTGGAACATTAACAACAGAGAACACATTAACTATTAATGGATCTACTATTCCTAATACTCAATTCTTTACTATTACTAACGGTGGTGCTACAGGAACTCCATTGAGAACTACATTCCAGATTGATACTGCGAATGGTAATGTTAGAATGAATGGTGGAAACATCAACATCTATGGAACTGATGGAACAACACCTAGACTAACGTTTGTCAATTCTTCGGGTGACTTTACCACATATGGTTCTTTCTCTGCTCTTGGAACGGGTGCTAGCACTTTTGGTGGTGATATTGTTGCTGCAGGTGATTTAACAATTAATGGTGGTGATATCACTGTTAATTCTGGAGGTAATCCTATTTTTGAGGTAAATAGTAATGGTTCTATGCGTATTGCTGGAATCAATAATTACTTTACTCAAACGGGTGGTCGAAGATGGGAGTATGCCGATGGATTTGTCATTAATGCTTTGGCAAACGTTAATTATTTTGTTAATGCTACACAAAATACGCTATTTAAACTTCCTCAAAATGCTCTAATTGGTGATATGATTCGTATTATAGATATTGGTGGAAACTTAAATTATAATTTAAGTTTGATTGTAAGAGCTCCTGACAACGTAAAAGTTCAGAACGCATCTGATAATACTGCAAGAAATATTGCTTCTGGTATTCCAGTTTCTGATTTTGTTGGATATAATGGTGGTGAAATGGTTGTTCAAACTCCATACGCTGCATTTGCACTAGTTTTTGCAGGATCTACAACTCCAGATGGCAACACTGCTGTTCCATCATCTATCGCTGGTTGGTATTTAATCGAAGTCTAATATGTTTTACCAAGAAGTAAAATCCGCAAGGGCAGCTGCAATAGGCACCATCATGCCCTGGACAGGACCAATTAGTGACGTTCCTAAGGGATGGGTATTCTGTAATGGTCAAACTGTTACAGCAAGTGAGTATCCATTATTAGTTCAGGCAATAGGTGATACCTATAATGCAGGAACTTCAGATCTTGGTGGGTCTTTTCCTAATTATAGTGGAAGTATAGTTCTTCCTAGTTTAAATGGAAAAGCATTGATGGATTTGGAAGAATCATATTTTGCTAGTAGAGCAAGTGGTGGCACTGGAAGAGCAGCGGATACAAATACAGAGGCAAGAACTATTATTTCTCCGTATATTGGAACTAACTCTGATAATTCTATTCCAGTTATTTTTAATGATGTCTATACTGATGTTATTTTTACATTAAATGATAGAAGTGGATATGGTGGTAGGATCAGAGGATCTAGTATTCAAAGAGGTGAGGCTTCTAGAACAGTTTATATTGCTCCAAGAAAATTAGGTAGAAATCATCTTAGGGGTCATAGACATTCTGGTAGTTACGACACCATATCTAGAACTCCAGATTCATCTCCTGGTGATGGGGTAATTCCTTGGGATAATATGGAATTCAAATTTGGTCTTGGTATTCAAGACGTTGAACCAGGACCTCAGGGTGATGTTTATGGTTTGAACTTTCAAATGACGAGAGGTGATACGTGGTCGGATATAGAAAGCAGAAGTGGTTTTGGTAGTGGTCAGGCAGGAAGAACTGTTGCTGCTGTTTGGTCTGAAAATCCTCCCATAAACTTATTTCCTCAATCTGTTCGTAGAACTCCTATTTCTGGTGCATTGCAAGATGCAAGATTAACTTCTGGCAGAACTGTTTCTTATGGTATAGGTGGAGGAACTGTTACTGTTCCTAGTGGGTATACAAATTATTATGCTGATCTTGGAACATCTACAAATTATGGAACATTAAATAGTCATCCAGCATATGATTTCAATCAAAACTCAGGAGCAATTGGATTTAATCCAGTTATAGAACCACATAATCATGACGAAATAGATGTAACTTTTGATACTGGAAATCTTAGACCACAAAGTTCTTTGACGGCTAGTGCAAACATACCAGTAACTACTACATTAGATAATACTCAAAATAGATCGGTATTGCAAGTTAATTTTAATACTTCGCAACCAGGATTAAATTGCATTTATATCATCAGAGCATACTAGGATAAAAAAGTTATTTAAAATGTGATGGCACGGTAAAGAGTGTTAGAGATTTTTATGCTTTGGCTCAAATTCTTGGTGTTGGTGACGATTGTAGATTTAAAAAAGATGGAACTCAATTAAGAAATGCTGATCCCACGACAGGAGATTTGGGTCAATTTCAACTTCCAGATTTAGGATCTAAAGTTATTCTCCCAAACAGATCAACAGGAACATACGTTAATGATAGAGTAGAAACGGATGGTGGAACAACATCCACAAATATTGTTAATAGAGTGGGACCTCAAATTGAGGTCGCTAGTAATGTGGGAAATCGTATAGAAGTAAATTATTCTGGAAATCTACAAGTAACTGCTGCAAGTGGAATTAATTTTAGTGGAAATGCAAAATACAATATGGTAAGCACTTTATCCACTACAACATTAGGAATTGAAAATTTCCAAGGTCATGCTCACAATTCATCGCAAAGTTATTTAAATTTTTCTGCTACCCATAGAGTTGGATCAACAGGTGGTAAAGATGGTGGTAACTTAAGTGGAAATAGTGGATCTGGTAATGTGTTTGGAGAAACTCAGACAAATACTTCATCTCCATCAACACATAGTCATGGTATAATACGACCAACAACATATAATCCTAATCCATTTACTTATTCTTATTCTCAATTTAACGCTCCACTAGATAATGTAGTTTCATATGTTGATATTGATATTCAAAATCAAGATAAATTAGATCAGGTTGTAACTCCTTTTATTCTAATTGAATATTTAATTAAGTTCTAATGCCACAGTTAGCATCTATCACCAACACTCAAAATTATACTATACCACAAGATGTTTATAGTATGCGTATACGCATCTATGGAGCAGGAGGTGGTGGAGAATTTATTAATAATAATGTTGCACTAACATCCACTGCTGGAACTTCTGGTGGATCTTCGTCTTTTCTTGGATTAATTGCTGGTGGGGGAACTGGGGGTGGAATTGGTGGTAAAAATTCTGGTGGAAATGGGGGAGGAACTTCATTTACTTACAATTGGTCTAATTTAGGAGCTACTATTTCTACAGTTTCTGGTTCTAGTGGTGGAATTAGCACAGGTGGAACTGGTGGAAATATTGCGGGGGTTACAAAAAATGGAGGAAACGGTACACCAGGGCAAGTTAGCTATACATCTAATGTATATCATGAATTTAATAATGAGACTAATGTTACTCTTTTTACTAGCAATAGCCCTGATTTGACAGTTTCAATTAATAACACTGGATCTCCTGACGGAACTCCATGTGGATTACCTCCTAGTGGAAAAAATTATGGAGTTTATTTTAATGTTCCTTTTGTTGATTCTAGTTATAGTGTAAGTGTATTTGGAGTATGTCAGCAAGCAGCTGCGGGTGGAACAGCTGGTGCTCCATATTCTTTGGATGGAATTGGTGCTAAAAGTGCAAATGGATTTCAAATATGGTTTACTACGGGAGCTTGTAAAAATACTTACATTAGATGTTTTAGTTTTACTGCTACAGGATTGAAGGTAGGAGCGCGTGGGAGAGGAGGTGGTGGTGGTGGAGCCCTAGAAACTACTCTTACTAGAGAAATGTTATTGGGATCTGGGGGGACATATTCACCAGGAACTACGCATACTGCTACAGTTGGGGGTGGTGGATCTAGAGGAGGGAATACTGCATTTGATGGTGCAAGTGGGTTGATTGATTTATATCTTTTGATTATTCCTAGGATTAGTTTAAGTGCTACTAGAACACAAATTGCAGTTGGGGAATCTACTACATTAAATTGGTCAACCACTGGCGATGCTAGTAGTATTTCTTGGTCATCTGGAGGATTAACGAATGGAAATTTAGCTAGTAGCGCAACAGTTTCGCCAACAGTTACTACTACATATACTGCTACCGCGAGTGGATTGGGTGGAACTTCCCCACCAGCAAGTGTTACTATAGTAGTTTATCAGAGACCTACGGCTTCAATTACAGTTCCTTCTACTTTATTGTATGGTCAACAGGGAACAATTAGTTACGATACAAATTACGCTAATACTAGTATCACAATAACGCCAACATATAGTTATGATAATGGCACTGTAACTGGAACCGTAGTTAATATCACTCCAGCTGCTTCTGCTGAAAATGGCTCAGCAGGAACTCAAGTTGCTGGTAGTTTCACATCATCAATACCCTACAATAATTATGGACCTAGAACAGTTCAATATACTTTAAATGCAGTTGGATCTGGTGGTAATACTACAGCACCTGTTACTAATACTACAATTATTATTGACGAAACTCCAGAAAATGTTAATATTCCTGAAACGGAAGATGCGTTTAAAAACCAAGATCCGGTTTTCTCTCCTGATTATGATGTTACTTCGAGTTATTTGCAAGTATTAGATATTGATATTCCAGTAGAAATTAAAGCTAGTGCCCCAATTAAAGTAGATAAAAATTTACAAGAAAACTGGCAGGATGTAAGGAGATTATAAAATGCCAATATATTCAACTAGTAGAGATGTAGGGTGGAATGCATGTAGTAACTCTAATTGGAGTTCATTCATGAATAGTTATGCATCAACTCCTTATAATCCAAGTCAAACTACTGGGTTGAGGGGAGTTGTAATAACTGGAGGTTGGAATATTAATGCTCCTTATTCTGGCAACTATACATTGACAGTTGCTACAGATGATTATGGAACTATAAATTATAGTGGAACTACATTTAGTTCTGGTGGATTCACTACAAGTGGAAATAGTTCTACTAAGTATTTTTCTCAAGGGCAAAATATTGCGTGGTCTTGGAGTGTGCAGAATAGCACTAGTTCTGATAGTTTTATATTTAATCCTGTTGCTATCGCTTTTACTTTAGATGGTCCTTCTAGACCAAATGCTCCATCTGTAAGTATTTCTGTAAACCCTTCTTCTATTATTAATAATGGATCATCTTCAGCAACATTATCTTGGTCTGCTTCTGGAAACGTAAGTAGTGTTAGTGTTACTGATGTAAGTAGCCCTGGAACATCAGGAAGCAGAACTGTTCAGCCAACCTCTACTAGAACATATACTATCACTGCAAGCGGTGAAGGTGGAACAAGTAATGCAAGTACAACTCTTACTGTATATCAACCACCAAATCTTACGTTATCTTTAGACAGATCTTCTATTGCCGCAGGAGAATCTACTACACTTAGATGGTCAACTACTGGAGACGCAAGCACAATTACATGGACTTCTGGTGGTATTACTAATGGCAACTTGAATAGTTTTACTACAGTTTCACCAACACAATCACAAACTTATTCTGCAACTGTTTCTGGATTAGGTGGTAGTGATAGTGATAGTATTAGATTAACAGTATATCAAAGACCAACAGTTTCATTGACTGTTCCAACTACATTAAATTATGGTCAACAGGGTATTATAAGTTATGAGAGTTGTTATAGCAATACATCATTAACAATTACTCCATCTTACAGTTACTCTAATTCTTCTGGATCATCAACTGTAACTGGTGATGCTATTGCTCTACCCACACCAAATTCTGCTGAAGAAGGTGTTGGAATAAATTGTGTTAGTGGAACGTTAAATACTACTATACCTTACACTAGTTCTGGTCCTAGAACAGTTACTTACTCTTTAGCTGCAGTAGGTTCTGGCGGCGATCGAACAATTACTAATAGTGTAACAATTAATATCGATGAAACTCCAGAAAATATTAATGTTCCTGAAACAGATGAGTTATATAAACAACAAGAACCAATTTATACACCAAACTACACAATAACATCAAATTATTTAGAAATTGCTGATATTGATATCCCCGTGGAGATAAAATCTAATTTTCCGATTAAAGTGGATAGAAATAGACAAGACAACTGGCAAGATTTAAGACAAATATAAGATGGCAACATACACAACAAATCAAACCGTAACAATACCAGCAAACGCAGCAAATGTTAGAGTTCAAGTTGCTGGAGCTCGCGGTGGTAATGGTGGAAATGACGGAAATCCTGGAGGAACTGGTGGTAATGGTAGAAGAGGAACTTTTTATCTATCCGATTTTACTGCTAGAACATTAACATTAAATATTGGTCAATCTGGTGGTAACGGATTTGGGTGTGTTTCTAATAGTGGATCTGGTGGTGGAGGATCTGGAGTTGCTAGTGGTGGTAATGGTGGTCTTACTGGTCCTCAAGGATGCTCTGGTGGTGGTGGCGGCGGCGGCGGTGCTACTGGAGTATATGATTCTGTTGCTAGTGGTTGGATAATTGTCGCGGCTGGGGGTGGCGGAGCGGGTGGAGCTAGTTATCCTGATAGTTTTTTACGTGGTGGTGATGGTGGTTTTGGATTGGGTTTCCTTACTGGTGATGTAAATAGCATATCTAGAGGTGGTAATGGATCATCGCAAGGATTTGATGGGGGAGGTGGAGGTGGTGGTGGTGGTGGATGCCCAGGAGGCGGCGGTGGTAGAGAAGGAGCTGATGATAGAGCAGGTAGATATCCATCTGGAGGTGGTAGTGGAGGTGCCAGTTCATATAATTCTAGTTATGCTACTTTGAGTGGATCTGGCGATACTCATAATGGAAGTGGTTATGTAGATATTACTTACGATTTAATTAGCCCTAGTGCCACTAGTTTTACTGCTACTCCTTCTTCAATTATACGAGGTCAATCTACTAGATTGGAGTGGACTACAACTAATACAGTTAGTGCATCAATTAATAATGGCGTTGGTAATGTAACGGTTCCTAATAGTTTTGTTGATGTGTATCCCACTCAAACTACAACATATGTTCTTAATTTAGTTGGATATGGTAATGCAACTGGATCTGCTCAAGTTACGATTACTGTATATCAACCACCTATTTTAACTTTCACATTAGATAGAAATCCAATAGCCGCAGGAGAATCTACTACACTTAGATGGTCAACTACTGGAGACGCAAGCACAATTACATGGACTTCTGGTGGTATTACTAATGGCAACTTGAATAGTAATGCCATAGTTTCTCCTTCAGAAAGCACAACATATTCAGCAGTTGTTTCTGGATTGGGTGGTAGTGATAGTGATAGTATTAGATTAACAGTATATCAAAGACCAACAGTTTCATTGACTGTTCCTGCAAGTATAAATTATGGTCAACAAGGAACAATATCTTATAGTAGTTCATATTCTAATACGAGTTTAATATTGCAACCTGTTTATACTTACGGAAGAGGAGTTGGAACAATTAACGGAACTGCAATAACTTTAACAAAACCAACTTCTGCTGAAAGTGGTGTTGGTATAACTACTGTTAATGGAACAATAACAACAGAAATACCATATAATACTACTGGTCCTTTTTCTGTTTCTTATACTCTTACTGGTGTTGGTGGTGGTGGAGAAGCTTCCACTACTTCAGAAATACAAATTATAGTGGATGAAACACCCGAAAATATTAATCTACCAGAAACTGAAAATGTTTATAAATTGCAAGAACCAATTAATACACCAGATTATACTGTAACATCAAATTATCTTGCAGTTGATGGTGTTGACATTCCAGTTGAAGTAAGATCAAATAGACCTATTAAGGTAGATAGAAATCAGCAACAGGATTGGCAAGATATAAGACAACTATAAATAACATGGGAACTCATAACTAGACTGAACGAGGATGCCATATCAATATTCTACAACACCGCTATACGTTGCTGAGGGTGATATTCTTCAGTTTAGATATCAAGCACCTCCTTTTTGGGATTATACCGAAACAATTACTATTCAGATTGGTGGATTAACAACATACTGGTATGTTACTACAGTTCCAGAAGATTTTAGACCAGATCCTTTTCCTTTAAATGAAGTTAATGATGCTTTGTTGGATACATATTATTATTTTGATCCAGTAGTATTCCAAGCAACAACTGGCAATTCAAATACTGTAACTGGATTAACTCCAACAACACAAGCTTCTGTTAGTTTGACTTCTAATTTTATCGGAACCGTTACTGATTATTCTTTGAGAATAAATGATGGAGCATGGTTTATTCCAGGATCTTCGACAACTGTTCAAAATGGAGATAAAATTGCTTTACGATTAAAATCTGGTGCTGGGAACCAAGAACTTAGAGAATTAGTTCTTGGTATTGGAACTGGGTATGAAACGTGGAGAGTAACTACTATAGCTATACCAAGAAATGAACCTATTCCATTTCCAAATTTTACAGATCTTACTGCTCAGTCATTAAACAAAGTAATTTATAGTAATGTTCTTCGTATTCAGGGATTGTTGAGACCAGCTGCTGTTCAAGTAGATAACGGCGCTTCATTTGCAATATCTAGCACAAATACAACAACTACAAATGCAGATGGATTTGATGTATTAGATGGAGTAACGTTTGGAACTACAGGAACAATTTCAAACGGTCAATATTTGCAACTTAGAATGACCAGCCCAAGCACAGAGTTTACTTCTAAAACTACTGTTTTGGGGATTGGTGATATCACTAGTGGTTCTGATTGGGTTATCACAACAGGTCAAAGCTTATCAACTACTCCAACTAGTTTTACATTTCCTGATATTAGTGGAGCAATTGAAAATTTCCTTCAACCATCTGCTGCTAGACCTGTTGGGGGAATAACTGGATTGGGAACTGGAATTAGTGTTCCTGTGGAATTAGTTTCAACTACTGCTTCTGAGGTTAAAGTTAAAATTAATAATTCTTCGATTGGTGTATTTCCTGCTACCGTTTCAAACGGAGACACAATAACTTTATATGCTAGATCTTCTTCTACTTTTGGGGCAAGTGTTGAGGTTAATGTGAAAGTTGGTGGAACTACGATTCCTACATGGAGAGTTCAAACAAATACAGGACCAGACACAACAGCAGATTTTACTCCACCAACAAATAAAACAAACCAAGTTCCAGGAACTTATGTATCTAGTTCGGTAGTTAGCATTACTGGAATTAATAGGTCAATAACAATTAGTGCTACAAATAATGCATTAATTTCAATCGATTATGATACTGCAGTTGCTGGACCCAGAACATTTGATCCTACTGTAAATACTTCATTTTATTTGGTGTTACAATCTTCTTCTTCATTAAATACTACTGTTTCTACGAGTGTGACAGTAGGAACAGGAACTACAAATAATCCATTTACGTGGTCAGTTGGAACTTATGCAGTTGCACCTCCAGCACCTAGTTACGTTGGATCTTGGTATAGCAAAAAGAATGAGAAAGTAATTAGAAATGGATCAGGAACAATCACTTCTATCCAGAAAACAAAATATGATGGATATTCAGTGGGAACTATTTTACCAATCTTGAAAGAAAGCACAGCTGCTGGTTATGGAACTTTAACCGCTGGAAGTCTTACTGCTAGATTCCCAGGATATTTACTTTGTGATGGATCTTCGTATAATGTAGCAGATTATCCAGTATTGTGGGAAGTAATTGGTAATACATATGGTGGAACTGGATCATATAATACTACAACAAAAGCATATAGTGGAACATTCAATGTTCCTGATTATAGAAATGTTAGAATGTGTGGAACTGGATTGATAGATGGTAACAAAGGATCTTCGGCATTCTTGCCAGTTGATGGTGGTAGTGTCTTTAGTGTTGGATCAACGGGGGGATTTTGGTTTGTTGATAGTGTTGGTGTTGCTGGTCCTCTTCCATACGAACAAGTCGAAGCATCTTCAAACACTGCTACTACAGGAACTACCAGCCCATTCTTTACTTTGGGAACAGTAAAAACTACTGGTGCTAACTTAGTTACAGCAGAAGTAAGTTTTACTACAATAGGAACTATTACTGCTCAGGTCGGACCAGTTTCTAGTGTCACTACTTCTGCTCCTTCGCATAGTCATACATATCTCAGTGCTGTGGTTGATGGTGATAGAGGAGATCCACTAATTCCTTGGGGAGCTAGAGCATTATTTGGAACTACTGCTGGTCCCATTGATACTGGAAATGATTACGCGGGAGAATTTCCAGATGAATCTGAAGCAACCAATGCTCCTGGTGTTTGGCGACAGTTCCTCACTGGAAGATTTCCAAATTTGGCAGCTGAATTGACTGCTGCTGGAACTTCTATTGGTGAATTGACAGGTCAGTTGACACGAGAAGGTGACACAAGAATTCAATACGAAAATCTATGGCCCAGTAATCTCACTGGATTAGATACAAGCAAATTAATTACTCTGAATACTACTGGAAATCGTGAAGTTGCTGGTGTTATTGATACAAATGCGACGACTTTTAGAATAGATGATTTTGTTTCTACATCTGGTTCGACGGAAACACACTCTCATTATATTACAACATCCATAGTTACCAATCCATTAACTGATTATTCTTATGGAAATTCTTCTGGTTCTGGAACCAAGAATGGTTTGGGTGATGCTGCAAATACTTTAAGTATTTCTTTCAATGCATCTGAAACAGGAATAGGCGTTAATGAAGGAACTTTTACAATGAATTCTACCATAAAAAATCCAGTTCCAGAAGTTGCTTTATCTCCAAATAGAACAGTTCCTATTTTAGCACCATTCCACAAAGTTAGATATATAATTAAAGCATACTGATTAATTTATGACAATACAACCATATAGACCACTTGAGTTGATGCGAAATGATGCATTTACTAAATCTTCCTTTGATGATTTCATTGGAGTGTGGGAAGATTTTGTTCCGACATCATTTTGTGAAGAACTTATTCAGTATTTCGAAGATACGAGATCTTTGAATAGTAGTATTGCTCCAGGTGATTTGGAATCTGACTATCAAGAATTTGTTAGAGGTGAAGATCAGTATCAAGGAGCATTACATAGGAAAGATGTTTCTATGTTATTGAACTACCATCAACAAGAATTGTCTTATAAAGTGCATCAATTTTTAACATCTTGTGTATTGCATTACATTGTTGAGTATGATCAACTTAGGAAAGTTCCTATGTTTTCCACTGATATAAAATTTCAAAAAACTTCCCCTGGCGGCGGGTATCATTTATGGCACTATGAAAATTCTGCAGCATCACATGCTCAGAGAGAATTAACATGGATGATTTATTTAAATGATATTCCAGATGGAGAAGGAGAGACAGAATTTTTATATCAAAGAAGAAGAATTAAACCAAAGCAAGGAACTGTTGTTATATGGCCTGCTGGTATGACTCATGTTCATAAAGGAAATACAGTTCTAACAACAGATAAATACATATTAACAGGATGGTATATTAAATCAGGAAAATAAATCATGCCATATCAACCAATTTTTAGAACAGCTATAGTTGAGGCTGATTTCTTAAATAAAATTCTGATTACAACACCAACATTTGTTGAGGCGGGAGAAAAGATTCCTCTCAATAGAGTAAATATATCAGAAGAAATTTGTGAAAGATTTTTAAATGAACAAGTAGATTCATATTGGCACTCTGAAAAAGATAAATTAGAATATTTTGTTGCATATAATGATGGAACTTACTATTGTCAAAGAAAAAGAGTAAGGTATGATTTCGAAACAAAAACAAATTATTGGTCAACATATAATTTTAATGGAGCCTCTAAAGATCAAATAGAAGCATTAACAAATAAAATTCTTGATCTTACCGCTGCTCTTAGGGAATATAAAATTGCTGAGTATGAGGGTGTTCTTGAAAAGATTGATCAAGAGTTTATTTTCTTTGATCAAAGATGGTTGAAGAAATTCAGAGAAAAACAAATGATGTTATCTGCTTCTGATTGGAGAGTTCTTCCTGATGTTGAGGATTCATATCCAGGCGAAAAGGATATGTGGATAAAGTGGCGTTCTACGATGAGATCGGAGACTGTAAAGAAACCTCAGGAATTTGAAACGAATTTAGAATTTTTAAAATATTTGTATGACCATAAGTGGCCAATAGATCCAAAAAGATATAAAGAAAAATATCCAGATTCTGATGTTGAATACCTTTCTACTGAAGATCAATGGGTTAGTTATGATAGTGAAGCATCTACTGATTTTGTTGATTCTAGACTTGTCAATATTCTCAGTTCCAGTGGTGTTTATAGAGAAAAAATTGTTGATATTAAACGATCTGTATTCGAACTTATTAAAGATCTTAGACTGGAAGACTTCACAGAAATTAATTACGATCAATATAATATTATAGAATGATACATGAAATTGATTTACTAAATGATGATCAACTTCAATATATTAATGATTATTTTAACTATCTGACATTTAAAGATGGAAAAATTAGCAATCCTGGTATTTTGAAAGTATGTGAAACTGTTTTTGATGGTCCAGGTATTGCAGAACTTAATGATTATTGTCAGCAAATTATTTTAAATACAAATTTACCATTTTTGGTATCTAGAATATCACAAATTTATTTTGTAAAATATAGCGTTGGTGGTCAATATAAAGATCACTATGATTCTAATCCTTGTGGTGGAGTTAGACCAGATTACAGTATGACTTGTTTTTTGAGTGATGATTATGATGGTGGTGAATTAGTTATAGAAAATGAAAAATCTGTAAAATTGAAAAGGGGCAAAGCAGTAGTATATCCAGGCAATTTACTTCATAGAGTAAATAAAGTAATGTCTGGAAGACGAGATGTTTTTATATGTTGGATTGAAATATGACTGAAATACTGTGTTATGATAATTTTTTTGAACAAAATGAATTCAAAAAAATACTTGAATATGTGGGCAGACCTTGTTGGGGATTTGGTCATGGAACATTTGATGAATCACATCCTCAATATAAGAATAGCATTCCTTTTTGGGGTATGAATTTAGATGGAGAAGAGTATTTTACTAATTTTCTTCTAAATAAGATACAGGATAAAACTCAAACGAGATTTAAACTGCTGACAGTGTATGCTAATGGGCATACTTTTGGAACAAAAGGATCGTTTCACCAAGATTGGTATGACTATAGTGGGAGAACATTTCTTTTATATGCAAATACTGATTGGAATGTAGAATGGGGTGGAAACACGGTTTTTGATTTGGGAAACGAAGAATATCAATTCTCTGTTCCTAAACCAAATACTGCTCTTTTATTCCCTGGTGTTATACCACATTATGCAGATGCCACTACCAGATTGTATACTGGTTTAAGAATAACAATAGCTTGGAAGTTACTTTTGGAGTAAAATGAAACAGGATTACGAAGTATTATACTTTCAAAATTTCATAGAAGAATCTGTAAAATCTTTAGGTAAACCTGCAATTTACCTCAGATCTTATGGGTGGAACAACAGCACAGACATTCAGAAAATCAATGATTCAATGGATGTTTATAGATCCATGCTTCCAGTTGACATGTTTAATGCACTTCATGATTCTGAATTTGTTTTTCTTTTACTAGAAGATATGGAGGAAGCAATTCAATTTTGTGAAGATACATTTCCAAAAGATCAAGCAAGTTGTGAGAAAGAATTTTATATTCATTGCTCGATAATCAACGAGCAGGGTCAAACGATATATTCAAATTAATATGTTTTCAGCAGAATTCACTACTTTTCACAAGTATAATTTGAGAACAAAAGAGAAAGTATCTACGGTTTCTATTATGCCGTATGATTACACTTCTTTGTATGACCCTCAGTATCTACCAGAATTGTCTGAAAAATCTTTTGATGTATTGAAGTCTTATTGTGCATATAGATTTCTTCATACAGCCTATCCTTTGTATGATGATGCAAAATTAGTTAAAATTGAACACTGTGATGATAATATATTAAAATATGAAATAGTAAATTCTTTTCCTTACCATTTAATTTATACTGATACTAGAAATTGGAATCATTTTGTTTCTAGTATTCAGTGTGAAGAAATGAGATCATGTAAAAAATACATTGACAGAATGACTGACATAACTGATATTGGTGTCACTTATTTAACATCGGTAGAATATGATGAAAATTGTAATTTTTCTTATGTGAATATATTTGATTCTGATTACAATTTAGTCGGATACGATGATAATATATCACTTCATTCGATGAATAATTATTGCAAATCTTTTGGTGGAACTAACTTGAAACCAGTGGGAGTGATTGGTTTTTCTCCATCTGGTAATATAAAATTTAATCTTAAACTTAATTACTATGATGGTGTCTATAGGTATGAAAAACTGTCACCCCTTCCTTCTAAAATAGAAAATACTAGTAAGTCTTCGCAAAGAGAACAACAAATCAGTCAAATGGTTGCACATGGATTATTGGAACCAGAAGATCTTGATTTTATAGATTCTATTTCTACGGATGAAACACGCTGCGATTTCGAATATTTCCTGAACGAAGATGGTTCTATAAAAGAAATTTATGTATACAACTGCGTTGTATATGAATTTAAAAACCTTTTGGGGGCTTGACAAGCGGTTGACATCCGTGCTACAGTAGCAGAGCACTGAACAAGACACCCATGAAAGGCATCATCGATTACGGTGACGACGGCGTAGTTCCGATGATTGATTCGGATGACGTTGAGAATGTCGTAGAAACCATTCTTGAGTATGTAGAGAATCGCTTTGAACTTCTTCACAAAGAAGGAGGTCGTGATCGTGACATCTTTGCTCACGTTGAAGAGTTCCAAGAGTGGGGAGCTGCTGAGCAAGGCGACGAAATTTCTTACTTTACTTGCCCTACTTTTGGTTGATTATCATGCTTTGGAACATTGACGCTCAAAAAGTTGCTGACGGTTACGGTATTAGTCTGGATGATTTTATTGACACCGTAAACGGTAGCGGCACATCACCAATTACAGAAGTAGCAGTTGCTAACATTCTTGGTGGTCAACGTGTCGTTGGTAAACAACTTCCTTACGATGTGATTGCCAAGGAACGTATTAATCAATTGGTAGAAGTTCGTAATATTTGCAAGACACAATATGTTTATTTTTCGCCCTCTACCGCTACTGGTAAAGGTCGTTTTTACGATGAAAATGACTACCAAAAGAAATTGAGTTCGATTGATTCTTATGTCTTCTGTGATCTTCGTGCTCGCTTCACTGAACCTCCTAAGTTCTATGAAATTCCAGTTGACAAAGTAGTAGAATTGACGGATAATGGAACAATCAAAGATGGTAAAGTAACGGTCAAGCAATTCTTTGATCTCTTCCCCTACGAACAATACGCTCTCAAACCCTGATATGAAAACAAACATCATTCACGTTGGAGACAACATCACCAATCTGAAGAATCTTCCTGATTCTTCTGTGGATTTGTGTGTCACTTCGCCACCTTATTATAACCTGCGTGACTATCAGAATGCAGGTCAAATTGGTGTGGAAAATACTGTGAGTGAGTATGTAGAGAATCTTTGCAAAGTATTTGATGAGATCTATCGTGTATTGAAACCGACTGGATCGTGTTGGGTCAATATTGCTGATACATACGATAAGAAGCGTTTGCTTCAGGTTCCTAGTCGTTTTGAGATTGCCATGTGTGATCGTGGATGGCAGCTCAGAAATGAAATTATTTGGAACAAACCTAATCCACAACCAATCTCTTCGAAGGATCGTTTCTGGTCTAATCATGAGAAGTTCTTTTGGTTTGTGAAGGATGTGAAAAAATACTATTTTGATCGAGATCCTATTCTTGTGCCACAAGCAGAGATTAGTATTCGACGCATGTTCTCTAAGAACAATGTAGATAAGCGTAAGGATGCTAATGCATCTGAAAAGGAAGGATTTGCGATTTCATCCGTGAGTCAGGATAAGCATTATGCCCGTATGCGAGAAGAGATGGGTATCTCCAAAGATTTTGATTATGAGGCATTGATTGCTGCTGGCAAGTGCCCCATGCGACCAGAATTCAGCGTCTGGGAGGTCGCTAGCACCACCTACAAGGGCGCTCACTTCGCTGTCTACCCTCCCGATCTGATCGCCAAACCTGTTCTCTCGTGCTGCCCCTTAGACGGCGTTGTGGTCGATCCTTTTATGGGGTCTGGAACCACGGGTGAAGTGGCAAAAGCAAATCAGCGTAAGTATATTGGGTTTGAACTGAATCCAGAATATGCTAAACTGGCGGAGCAACGTATCGCGTCGGTCTCGGGGGCTTCTCTGGGGAAATTCCTTGACACGGTTGCCTGAAACCTATATAATGGTGGAAACGCGACGGATCGATGACCACGCCCAACTGGCAGCACCACTCTAAGAAAGAGCAGAAGCGCACCCTGAAACCACAGGCGATGCGTCAAGCAAAAGCTCGCAAGCAAGCACTTAAGCGTCAACTGGAGGTAATCAAATGACTCATTATGATCAACTGATTGATTCTATCATTGATGAAATTTATTATGTGTGGACAGAATGCTCCAGTTGGAATGAAGATGATCAAGAAACTGCAAAAGAAGCAGCACACCGTATTCTTCAACACGTAGAAGAGTTTCAATCTGTTCGCACTAAACTTGGACAATGGAGAGCAAGTGACTAATGGCATTATCTAAACAAGTAGAAGAATCACTAGACGAAGCACAATCATCATTGCGTAATGCACTTGCATATGCAGCACGAAATGAACGTGCTGTAGTTAATCAAGGTATTGCAGATTTGATGTGTAGCATTGAAAAACTAAAATCTGTAGACCAACTGTTTGATACCCTTGATAAGTGGAAAGATGAGTCTTCTAAAAATCAATAAATCATCTCTGGTCGAAGAACCAGTAAAAACGACACCAGAAAATGTTAGGGAAGCAAACGAAGGATTGTTTCATGCTAAAATGACACTTCCTGCTGCAGCAAAGCATTGTGGTATGACTAAAAAAGAGATGAAACTTACATTTTTTGAATATTTGAAGTATCATCCTCCTACTTATGAACTATCGTGAAGTAGCAGAACTAATAGCAAATCAAAATATCGTTGCTATTTTTCAAGGAAAGTGTGAAGCTGGTCCTAGAGCATTAGGAAATAGATCTATTTTATATGATCCCAGAGATCCTAATGCTCAGAAAAGAATCAATAGAATAAAAAAGAGAGAATGGTATCGACCTTTTGCCGCTACCGTTCTCTTTGAGTATGCACATGAATGGTTTGAAATGTATTCTTTACAGGATTCCAAATTCATGATGTATGCTACAAAAGCAAAACAACATGTTATTGATCTTATTCCAGGAGTTCTACATGTAGACAATACTTGTAGAATACAAACGATCACAGAAGAAGAAAATTATCATTATTATCACATTATACAGCAATTTTATAATATAACCAATATTCCATTATTATTTAATACTTCTTTTAATTTAGCTGGAGAAGTGATAGTATATACTGAAGAAGACGCTATTTCTACTCTTGAAAGATCAGAAATAGATTATGTCTATTTTCCAGAAAAGTCATTATGTATATCTTAGCAGTAAATATATCACATCATGCGTCAGTTTGTTTATTGCATGATGGTGATATTATTTTCTTCTTAGAAGAAGAACGTGTTTCTAAGATAAAACACCATCCTGTTGGGGTATCACATAATTTAAAATGCTTAGAACTAATTCCTGTGAAGCATGTAGATTATTTGGTAATATGCTCAGCTTCAAAAGATAATTATATTCACAACTCTTCTGTGGTAAAACAGATATTAAATTTTCCACATTCAAATTACGTTGAATATTCAGATCATCATCTATTTCATGCAGCAAGTGCTTTTTATAATTCTGGATTTGATGATGCTGTTTGTTTAGTTGTTGATGGTGGTGGATGGGAAATAAAAAAATTCTATTCAGAAATAGAAAGTTTATATAGTTGTTCATATAACAATTTTGAACCATTGTATAAGCATTATTCCACTAAAAATATAACAACCAATCATTCTTATTTGTATAAAAACGCATATATGTCTGATAGTTTAGGATCTGGTAATTTATTTCGTAGATTTACAAAACTTTTAGGTCTCGGATATGAATCTGGTAAACTTATGGGTATGTCTACTTATGGTTCCAATGCATATGCAGATGATTGGTTTTATTATGATGATACTATTTGTTTGTGGAGAACAAACAATAGTATAATCAATCAAAAATTTATTAAAAAATATAGTTCGTTTACATCGAAAGCAAATTTAGCACATAAGATTCAACTTGAAACAAAATATCATACTATAAAACTTTTAGAGAAAGCTTTTTTACATAATGATAAAGTTGTTTTGTCTGGTGGTTATTTTCAAAATTGCGTAAACAACTACGAATATGTAAAATATTTTCCATCTAAACAATTTTTTATTGATCCGATTTGTCATGATGGTGGAACTTCCATTGGCGCAGCAAAATATTTGTGGCATCACTTGACAAATGACAAAACCTCTCGTAAACTAAAAACTCTTTATTTGGGATGATAGACTACGGTAACGAAAAACTCAATCAAATATTTCAAGATACATGGCCAAACTTAGGATGGGCAAAAAAAGACATGGATATCAAATTTGCTGGTAATTACCCAGGACCACTATATGCACCTCACCCTGATATTAAGAAAATGACACACGAAGAAATGCTTGAAGAAGCAGAGCGTCGTGAGAAGAGCAATCGTGTTCTTCAACGATATAATGACTATTACAACATGGAATGTGCTGGTTTACCTCACGGAACGCCAATCACACCAGAGCATCAACAAATTATTACTCTACAATCTATGATTGATGCTATTCGTTGTGAGTATCTTAATCGTGAATATAATGACATTGCCATTTCTGATATTGAAGATTTGATTCAACGACTTGATGAGCAGGCAACAGCATTTCTTAAAAGAGTGAAAGAGTTTAAAGATAGTGCGGATGGTGTAGCATGAGTAGATTCACTAAAAATCCAGACGAGATTGTGCTGGAAGATATTAAAATGTTTCATTATGAAACGATGGAGGAAGGTCGTGCTGTGTGGATTGGCATCTATACTAACGACGGTAAAATCTACCACATGAATATCGGTGGTGACAATCTTTATGTGAATTATTCCGATGAGACTTGTTAAACAAACACAGTGGGAAGATTTCCTTGAGGGATATCACAACTTCATGTATGCTTGGGATAGCTATGACACCCCAGAATTCTGGGAAGCATTGTGCTATGGATGGTATGACGAATATATCTATCCATACGATGATCCATTTGTTATACACATCCCTTCACCACAGCGTAAACTGAGGTTAGCAGAATGAAACTCTTTGATTACTACCACTACGAAGATTACGGGCACGAATGGTATTTCCAACTGCTTGGGTGGTATCCACATTTCGCATTGATGGATGTTGTTATTCAGTGGGATGAGTTTCCTGCCACTGAAATATTCCCAATGCTGCTGATTAGCTTCGGTAGTCGCTCACTCACAGGATTCTCATTCCGCTGGAAGTGGTTTGAGATTCGCTGTGATTTTCTCACATCTGCACCACGCAACTATGACAAATACCATCGTTATGGAGAATCATATCAATGACTAACCCACTGATTGAAAAATACGAAGAAATCTACGGCGAGAAGAAAGAGGAAGTCGTAGAAGAAAAAAATCCGCCTCTATCTATCAAAGAGATGAAAGAAAGATACACATCATCTGGCCTGCTTGGAGGTATGGGAGATGATATTCTCTCTTTTGGTGGTGCTAATAGTATTACATCCATCCCACCTAACACCAATCCAGGATTAACTATCAATGGTGGGTCAGAAATCATGGATAGTGGAGCATTTGTCATTCCTGCTGCTACTGTAAACAATGGTGCCATAACTATGGATGGCAGCTATATCAGACCAAACGCATTGATTAGCAATGGCACAACTGTATCAGCACATACACCAAATACATTCATGTTGCCACAAAACACACAGATGGATAAGCATCTGTGTAAGGTGATGGATGATTTAGCAAAAGGAAAAGCAGTGTTATCTGCTATCTCAGCAGACGTTGACACATCATTTACTGGATTCGGCGGTCAGATAAGATATACTATTGAGATTGTTGGCAGGTATCCATGAACCCGTCTGATAAGGATAAGTTATACATCACATTATTTTTACTAATGCTCTTCCTACTTGACATGGGCGTGGTTGCTGGTGTATTATTACATGGTAAAGCAAACTTCCCCGAACTCATCAATCATCTGCGATCATGAGGAAAGTCACTGTAAAACCCAAATCTAGCAAGGCAAAGAATCGTCTTGCTAACATCATGGAAGGCAATCCTGTTTGTATTGTAGAACAGGATACTGGTGGTGAGTTATTCTTAGCATCAGAGAATCGCAAATACTTTATGTGGGTTAGCACCCGCACTGGCACAAATCGTTTTGGTGACAAATCTGACGCACATTGGGAGGTGATTGAATGAACTACCTTTGTCTTGTTGATGGTGTTGTTGAGTTTGGTAGCACCAGTTTGAGTGACTTTGCTCACTATCAACTGGTGTATGCTGAAGAGCACCAAGGTGCTGATGTAGAGTATCTTACTCTCACTGATGAAGAGTATGCTAATCTGTTTCTTGTGGAGGATGAAGAATGAAACCTAAGTTCCGTGTTATTTTAGAACAAGCAATCGAAGAAGGTGTGCGTCGTGGTTGGCATCAGGCACACAAACATGTAGAGAATCCTTTACCAAGTGCCGTTATGGAGCGCATTGACGATGCTGTAATGTCTGCAATCTACGAATACTTTACTTTTGACGAGGAAGACTACCAATGACCTACGATCAACTCTACAAGCACATTACTCATTATGTTGCTCAACCATTGGATGATAAACGTAAAGCATGTTTGATTCTAGGTGCATTTATGGAGTTTATTCTTGACTGCCAAGAAGAAGGTGTTGATGCAAATACTATTGATGTGACTTATTTTATTCACGAAAAACTTGATGAAATTGAGGCAGTAAAATGAGCGGCGGACACTTTGGAGATTGTGGTTACGATTACTACAAGGTAGCACAGTTTGCTGATGAGTTGGAAGTAGAGATTGAGAATAATGGTAAGGCGAGGAATGAAGATCGCACTTATGGTTATGAATGGTATCCCAACCATGACCCTGATGTGATTGATGTTTTACGAGAGCAAATCCCTAAACTGCGTAAGATGGCAACGATTATGAGAGACATTGATTATCTTTACAGTGGTGATATTGGTGATGACACTTTCCTGCTGCGTATGAAAGAAACGGAGGCTAAATATGACTTCTAAAGTAAAGTTTGTTTATGTGACCCGCACGATTGACCCAAAGACACGCATTCATTACTTGGATGCGATTGACGAGAATGGTCAACACTGGATGGCAGAAATGTCACACAAAGAAGAGCCATGGTTGTGCTTCACTGATGTGTGGAAGAAAGATGTGCAGGTGCCTTATGATTGAAACTTTGATTGCTGGTCTTACTTGTGGACTTGCTACATATTATGGAGTCGGAGATGGATTTCATGGACAAAAAACCGCTAATGGTGAACGGTTTGATGCTTATCGTTGGACTGCAGCTCATCCTTATCTGCCTATGGGTAGCAAAATACGGGTGACGAATCAAGACAATGGCAAACAAGTAATTGTTAGAGTAAATGATCGTGGCCCTTATTCTCATGCTGATTTGGATCTCTCTTATGCTGCTTTTGCTCACATTCAACCTGCGCGTAAAGGTAACGCTACCGTCTGCTGGAGAGTAGTAGGGTGACTGGAGTTGCAGCATGGGTCTTGACAATGTGCTTGGAGGGTAATATACTGTGTGTGCGTGGTCAGGTTCCTCCCACTAAATATTACGAACCTGGCAAATCCTGTTACATTGAAGGAGTCTTTTACGAATCATGCCCAAAGCGAAACTGATTGCTATTCTTTCTCTCTTTATTGCTTCTCCTGCATTCGCACAACAACAAATTTATCGCCCATTTCGTTATGAAACTCCTTGCCTCTTAGAGCAGGGTATTCAAACCTATCCTGATACATGTGTTGTGATTGAGACTCGTGAAAAAGGTGGGGCACTTCGCACTCGTAATATCTTTTCTAATAAGCATGGTCTGACTATTAAAGGTCGCTTTGACAAAGAAAAAGGTTATATGACTTGGGATAGTCACAACAAGTTTGAATATGAGTGGGAATATAAAGTTGGTGGCAATAATGATCTCGGTGCATGGACTTATGTGATGCCTGGTTTCCTTGTTCAAAACGTTAGCTGGGATTGAGATGATTGATTTCAATGACATAAAAAAAATATTTTCTGAATCCGAATGGGATATCGCTTATCTTTCTGAAGAAAATTTAAAAAGATCTTCTAGTGCTCCAATAAAAGTTAAATTGCATGTATTTGGTCATGATATGACCAATGCTATTCATGCCACGTCACCAAATGGTATTATATTAGCAAAATATTCTACAGAATCAAATGATTATTCTTTATATACAGAATCTTATGACAAATTACTGAATCTTTTTAGTAAGGAAGATTTTGTTCCTGCTTATGTTAATTTTAAGGAAGCTGCAATACTATCTGGTTTTGGAGCAAGAGCTAAAAATTCATTAGTTTACAATAGAAAATTTGGTTTTCAATGTAAATTTTGTGTCTATATTTTTAGAGATAAAATAACAAATCATGAAATATTAAAACCACAACGGCAAACTTTAGATTTGTGTGAAGAGTGTGAGGATTGTATTATAAATTGCCCTGTGAACGCTATTCATGAAGATTGGGTTGATGCTGAAAAATGTGATAATTTTATTGGATATGGAAATGATCCAAATATTTCTTCTTTGAAATGGTTTTGGTATGAAAAAATGAATCCTAAAAATGTTTCTAAAGAACAAATATATCAATGGGATTCACATGCGAAATATGGAAAAAATATTCTTTGGGGGAATGGTCTAGATGGTTTCTATGAATTAACAATCGAAGGATTGATGAAAGATGGTAAATCGGTGAAGATACCTCATTGCAGAAAATGTCAAGAACAACCAAAATGTAGTAAAGCTCCCTTCATCAATGAACAATAAAAATATGACTGAAATCCATTTATTCGTGCAGGAAGGATGTAGACCCTGCTTGTATGCTGAAACACAACTGAAGAAGGTTGATGGTTGGGAGAATGTTGTCACCATCACCAACGCTAAAGAGGGCAAACAGTGGACTCAGTTTGCTACTGATTGTGGAGTAGTTGCAACACCAACTCTAATTGCCTTGATTGATGGTGTAGTGGTTGCTAAGATTGAAGGGTCGAATAACATGACATCAGACTTTTGGAGGGCTACGGTAGAGAAGCATGGGAATGTTTGATTACTTTCGTTCGTCCTATGATTTGGGTGAGCAGTTTACAAATGTGGTGTGTCAAACCAAAGATATTGAGGATGGTATTGGTGGCACAATGACAGACTATTGGTTAGATCCCAATGGTCTGTTATGGTATCCAAGCTATATTGGATGTCACACAATGGAAATCTATGAAGAAGGTCATCCAAAGTATAATCCAGATAGAAAGTTTTTAAACTTTGAATGGATTCCAACAGGCGTTCGTGGTAAGTATCAACCATGTATGCTTACAAAGTATATTGAAGTCTATCCTGCCAACTGGAAAGGCAAATGGGAAGATTGGCCTCGCTTGCGCTTGCACCTGAAATATGGTAAACTACAAGACCACACTGATGTGACAGGGCGATGAGCACAACAACTTTCACTTACAAAAGCGACGAACTGGTGTGCATGGGTGAACGCTACCCAGGCAAGACACTGACAATCTCAACAAAGTGTGACGACCTCAATGCACACGAGTTGCTTGACATTTTTAAATCTTTCATGTTAGGATGTGGTTATGCCGAAAAAAGTTTCTACGATGCCTGCTACGAAGTCTGCCAAGAACACCCGCGCTATCGCCAAAGCGGAAACGGATCAAAACTGGGGCAAACTGACAAAACAGAAGAAGGATACAAAGATCCCTACACCTACCCAACAGGAATGTAGTCTTAAACTCAGCAATGACCCCGCTAAGTTTCCTCACACTGGTTTCCCTATTCGTCTAGAATACAAAGACGGCAACGACAAGAAAACCTGCTGGTTTCAATGCTACGACCACTACATTAAACATATCACACGATACAAAGTAACTGACTATGAAGCAATCACGAATGATGTGGCGCTGGTGGGCAAAAGCACTGGGGCAAAAAGCAAGCAACAAAGATCACGAAGCAGATAAGGTTGCTATCATTCGCACTATTATCTTCGCTACATATCTTGTTACCAACTGCTTTATTGTAGCTGGTGTAATCAGGCACTGGAATGACAAACAAACTATTAACATTGAAATCTATGAAACTCCAAACTATTCCGAAGTCTTACACTCAGAAGGATGGAACAATCTGGGAGTGGCAAGAAACACCAGAGTTGAGGGCGTATATCACTCAGCAACAATCAAAAATCGCAATGGTGAATTTGAATGAACCTCCCAAACGAGCATCCTGAAATCGCAGAACATGAATGGATTGATGATACATTCCGTGTTGAAGAGACTCGCTGGAAAACTTACAGAAGTTTTTCCAAAGATGGTAAAGAACTCGTCACCTCATTACAGCGAGACTCTTGTATTAATGCAACCAGATTTTACCTTAAAGGATGCCAAGAAGGTTGGGTTGCTACCCAAACATATGAGGGCACAGTAGGTGGAAAACTCTAAAGATTACCCATACCATGAGCTAGACCCAACTACGCCATGGTATGAGTTTTTAATGTATTGTGAGATTTGTCATCAGTTGGGAGTTAAAGACCAACCTAAGTTGGGCAGATATCATGCATATCGTAGGTATTTAAAATACATGGGAATTATATAATTGTTACAAAGTGTAAAGTAAATAAAAATAAAGTATTAAGAAATCCCCATTTATCAGCAAATCCACATAAAATACTATGGTAACCGCCAAAGAAACCATGACAGATCAAGAATGGAAAGAACTGACAGAAATGCGAGATTGTATTCGCAAATCGGGTTCAGTTACTGCATTCGACAGCAAATACATGGAACATTATACTTATCTTCTTGCTAAATCTCTTCAAGGAAAAGGTGATGGAGTAGTATACAATGACCGATAAAGAACGCTTGACATTTCTTGAAGATAAGGTTAAAATTCTTGAGCAAGAAAATATAGAAACTACCAACGCATTATATGAGCTGGAGAATCGTCTTCAGGCACAACTTGATGCGTTGATTAATTATACTATGATGAATAGAAATTGGGAAGAACCAAATGACGTATACTGAAGATTCTCTCACAGTTACTGAGAATGAAGATGGCACACTTGGAATTGAGTGGGATTCAAATGACCCAAAATATATGTTCTTAAATGAAATGACGCAAGATGAGTTGCAAAAATATTTCACTAGGGCTCTGGAAGAATTCATTAAACAATATGAATCTACAGGATCTTAAATATATGGCACAATATAGTGATGAAGAACTGATGCAAATGGAATACGATGCCATGAAGAAAGAAAGAGATTCTTGGCGTCGTAACTTTGAAGAATTAAAAATTAAATATCAAGAACTTCAAAATTTATTTGTAGAGACAGATGATGAACTTAACGAGTATCGTGATAAGTTCGTTAATGAATCTATTCAGCATGAGTATTTGAAGAATGATTATGGATATTTGATATCGGATATGGAAGAGCTAAAGAGTAGAGTATCTGTTCTTGAAGCAATGCTAAAAAATTTAAATGCCTAATATAATAGAAAGATTTTGTTTCCGAGAGATTATAACTAAGTTTGCTGGTTGTGAATCAGTGAATGATAGTTGTGTCTCTTTTGTGTATGAAATGTTAAATGATAACAATGTTCGCAAGAACAAGTTATCAATTCGTGAGGGTGTGCAACTGAGAGATATGCACACAAATGAGACATGGTGTGAGTTGTTTGAGAAAAATGTATCTGCAATATATGATACCGCATCAGATTGGATAAAACATTCTTGGTCTATTGATGATCTATCTGATGTTGCATTTGGTATAAACAATATGTGGATCAATTATAGCCCGCCAGGTGCATATAATGTGTTACATCATCATCCACATGCAAATATATCTGGTGTTTTCTACTTGAAAGCAGAAGAAAATTCAGGTGCAATAGTATTTCCACATCCATTTCCTCATGAGCTAAGTGCATCTAGATCACATAGAGTATATCCAGAACCAAACACAGGATTACTATTTTACAGTGGATTGCAGCACTACGTTGATGTAAATCATTCAGATGCTGATAGAATATCCGTATCATTTAATATAATGGTAACTGATCGCTCTCATCGTTTCTGATAAGTAACACTAATCGATCACCTATTGACTCCTGCCTCTGGATGCCCTATATTACCTAGGTAATCGAGAGACACCGATGCCTGACACCTACGGATTCGGCGGCGATGCTATCACCTTCCTTGGTTTGGTTGGTGTTGTATCTACGCTGATCATTGTTGTTACTTCTTTCCGACGCTACTACAATTCTCCTCTTCGCAAATGACTTACGTTGTTAAACTCTACGTTGGTGGTAAAGTCTTTGATGAAGAAGTTATTGCCACCAACCCACAAGATGCGCGTGAAACTGCACTTGCTCGCAATCCAAAAGCTAAAATCGTTGGTGTTAATGTGAAGTTCTAATGAACATTGTTGACCTTTCACTGCTTGCCACCTTTGTTCTTTTAGTGGGTGGCATTGTGTTTTTCTTCAAAGCAATTTACCGTTAATCATCATGGCAACTCGCTCTCGCATTGGTATTCAACTCGCTGACGAATCTGTGCTCTCAGTGTATCACCATTGGGATGGTTACCCTGAGTGGCTGGGTCGCATTCTTCGCACTCATTACAACACCAAAGAGAAAGCTGCTGAACTCATTGATGGTGGCGACATGAGTGTTGCTTGGAATGATGATCATCAACCAGAGTATTATTCTGCTCGTGGTGAAGATTGCCCTCCTCGCCTTGATGAAAACAAATATGGTTATCTGTGTGGTAACAACTCTGGTGAAGAGTATGCTTACCTGTTTGTAAACAACGAGTGGGTGTGCTATAATCTTCACCTGTTTGAAGAAAACACTATGCCTACTGTCGCTGAAATCCCTACTGGTGCCCTTGCTGTTTAATTTTTGAGGTAAATTATGACTCGTTACAAGGATCCTAACACTTCTGTTGCTATTGTTTTTGGTTCTGGATTTTTAGTTGTGGTTACTCTACTGTTTTTCGGTGGCCCACAATATAATGTTTGGCAACAATCGCTAGCTGGTAAAGCAGAACTTCAGAAAGCAGAATATACTCGTCAGGTAGCAGTGTTGGAAGCACAAGCAAAGAAAGATAGTGCTCAACAACTTGCTGAAGCAGAAGTGATTCGTGCTCAAGGTGTTGCCAAAGCAAACCAAATCATCGGTGATAGTCTGAAAGATAATCGTGAATATCTTCAGTATCTGTATATCACTGGTATTGAAGATGGCGCTAAGAATGGTAACGTGACCATCTATGTTCCGACTGAAGGTGGAATGCCTGTTCCTACTCTGTCATACGATAAGCAACGCTAATCAATCAGGGGGTTGACCCCCTCCCCTTTTTCCCCTATACTACTAAGGTAATCAAAGGAATGGCATTGAACTACTTCAACACCAACATTGTTGCTCGTCACGATGATATCATGACTCTGAATGCTTGGCAGGTTGATTTCTTCAACATGATACTCAATTTTCCTTGGTTGAATGATGCCGAGCGTGACTTCTACGAGGATGAAATGGCATCCTATCTTTGCTACGACGTTTGATTCTTTTCCAAAACACTTCGCTTTTTTTATTATGACTAACCAACTGATGATTTCCATGCTCAAGCAAGCTAACACTGGCGAGGAAATGCTGAATGTTCTTGATGCTATCACTAGTGTTGATGAAGAAAAAGAAACTGTTGCGTTTGCTATGATGCCTAGTTCTGGTATGATTCTCAACCACAAGGGTGAAGAAGTAGTGTTCTGATTTATTAACATGGGGTTGCCAGATCCCCTCAAAACTGGTATAATACTCTCATGCTCAAAGCGAATTGCAATTTGAGCAACCACATTATTTAATTAAACACAATGAAAAAAGTTAAATAGAAGGTTGGGCAGTTAAACTGTGGCCTCTTGCTATCTTCCGTTCTGCTGATGGCACTGAAGTATTGTTTGATGGTCGCCACACTCTTCGTGCTATGAAGAACATTGGAGTTTATTCTGCTCCTGTTGCTATCTATGAGCGTGCGGTGACAGGTAATCCTGTGCTGGATTCTATGTCTGATGAAACTGCACTGGGTTTGATGGGTCTGTTTATCAACGCTACTGAGGGTGGATATGTAAACGCTGTTCAGTGTGATTTCACTCGCATGATTTCTGCAGCGTGTGCTGATGAATCTATCCCTCTCACCAACAAGAATGTTCGTCTGCTGATGGATATTTGTGGCGTGAATATTCGTTATAACCATAAACCAACTGTTACAGCTATCTATAACGCAATCACCAACCAAACAACTTCATCTGTGCGCGTGTTCAATACTACGAAAGAAGAAGTGAAGAAGTATATTACTGACAACCCGTTCTTTGGTTATAACAACACTTCTGATGAAGATGGTGTAACTCTTCGCACGAAGATCATCGACCACCAGTTTAACTATCGCTACGCTGGTGATATTCTTCGATGGTATTTCGAGTCTGAGAATGGTCTTCGTGTTGCTGTTTCCAGCAAGGCAGGAGATGAGAAGAAAATCGAAGACGAACGCGAAGAGATCTTGTCTTATATTGAAGAGATTTATCTCAACAATGCCAAGCATTATGCATCTCGTTTGCGTGAGAAATTTGGTTCTCTGATTAACCTTCCCGAACCTTCTCTCGATGACTTGAATGGTCTTGAACTTTGGGGAATTCCTCAAATTGAAGGAGAAAATGCATCAGTTCAGCTCTTCTGATCTATAGCATAAGCAACGCTAATGGGCAGGGGTCTTGACGATCCCTGCTTTTTCCTGTATATTATATTTGTTGAAACGACACGGCATGAAACTTCGCTCTCACCAACCTCGCACCATTGCCGCCATGCAGAAAGCATGTAAAGGCATTGTAATTCAACCTACGGGTGCTGGCAAGACTCTAGAGCAGATTCTGCACTTGCAGGGGCGTCTAGATGCCTCTCAGAGCGGTCTTACTGCAGTAATTGTTGCTCCGCGTCTGCTCCTGTGTAATCAATTGTCTGACGAATATCTGCAGGTAATTGACACCAAGAAGGTTCACATTTTGCACGTTCACTCTGGTGAAACGCACCACTTCAGCAGCACCAAATCTGATACGATTGCACTGTTCAACAATACTGCTCGTGCTGCTGGTGAGTCTTGCCTGATCTTCACCACCTATCATTCTCTGCATCGTATTGTTGATGCTGGTATTGATATTGATGTTGCTTACTTCGATGAAGCACACAATGCTACCAGCAAGCAATTCTTTCCCAAGACTGCTATGGTATCTGAGATGGCAAACAACTGCTATTTCTTTACTGCAACGCCTCGTCATTCTAAGAATCCGAAAGGTCGTGGCATGAACAACTCTCTGGTGTTTGGTGATGTGATTGAGATCACGCCTGCACAGGAACTGATTGAGTCTGGTAGCATCATTCCTCCCTCGATTCAGATTCACGAACAACCTGCAGTTGCTCGCACTAAAGCTAACGCTCACGAGTGTGATGCCAACACTGTGCTGGAGATTGTAGACAATCTCGATGCTGAGTCTGGGCAGAAAGTTCTGATCGCTGCACCATCCTCCAAGATCATTTGGAACATGGTTGCTGCTACTGCACTGCTGCAGGATCTATCTGAGCGTGGTTACGATGTGATGCACATCACTGCTAAGCACGGTGCCTACGTTAACAAAACCAAAGTGAACCGTGAGGTATTCTTTGACACGCTGACTGCATGGGGCAAAGACCCCAACCGTAAGTTTGTGGTGTTTCACTATAGCATTCTGTCTGAGGGTATCAATGTTCCTGGTCTGACGCATTGTGTGCTGCTTCGTAACCTCAACATTGTGGAGATGGCACAAACCATTGGTCGTGTAATCCGCATGAATGTGGATGATGCGCGTGATATTGCGGAAGGCAAACTCACTGCTGGTGACCTGGGTAACTATCGCAAACCGTTTGGTTTCGTGACTGTGCCCATCTACGGTAACTATGGCGCACAGATTCAGAAGCGTCTGCAGAATGTTGTAGATGCTATCTTCGTCAAGGGTGTGCCGCCCACTTCCATTATTGCATGAGTGTCAAGGGGCGGCAGCATGACCTGTTGCCCCATCCCTGCAGCCAGATCACCGAAAAAATCAAAAGTATAATATAGGAGACACAATGATCACCAAAGATGGATATGCAGCAGTGCCATGGGGCACCAGATACGTTATACTTTACAATGGAGAGCAGATTTCAGACGTTGCGACGGCGGAAGAGGCGGTAGCATACATTCGAAATGCTCAAAAAAGCACGAATCAAAAGCAGCCCCGATCGACCACCCCCAAGACCCATAAGAAAAGCAAATCGAAAGGGCGCTTGACACTCGACCCCTGATCCCCTATACTACTAAGGTAATCAACGGAACACCCTATGACTGACTATCTGCTCATCACCTTCGGTCCTGCTGAAGATGTAGAGCGTAACGGTTGGTATAACTGCAAAGAGCGTTTTAATTACAAAGGCGCTGCTATTCGCAAAGGTCTTGATTCTCTTTGCATTGGTGGTTGTTTTGGTTATGTTGTGATTGAAGAGGGTGAAGATTGGTGGGAAATTGTTGATGAGTCTGGCACTGAGAATGCTAGCATCACTGCTAATCGCTTCACTTTCACTGTTCAACCTGCTCCCAAACTGGTGATGGTCTGATGAGAACCACTTACATTTTCCTTGCCTTTATTGGCATTTTGATGTATAATGTTTTTCTGATTCAACGTGATCAAAAAATGTTTGAAGCATACGATAAAGCGTGTGCTACACTACCTCAACCTCACCCTGATTGTCACTATGCAAAACAACAACCTCGATGATGCTTTACTCGATATTGATGAATATCGTGAGAAAGAATTGATTGATTACTATGTGGAAGATCTAGAGCGTCTTGCTGCAGAAGCACAAGTGACTGTAGATTATTACATTGCAGAGTTTGTATGAACACACTCTCGATTCCTAATCTTCTTTATGAAGAATTGATCATGCTACAGGATATCATGGTGATGCTCGACAAATCTGATTTTGCATCAAATCTAGATCCTACAGAGCGTGAGATCTTCAATGACCTTTACACTAAGATCATTCAATCATAATGGATAAAGTATCACACTGCCCAGCATGTAATAGTTTATGGCATACGCTAGCTATACCTGAGCATTTACATGATCAGTATTCTCCACCATACTATTACAGCACAGTGATTGCTGTTCAATCATGGGAGACAGATCGCACACATTACTATTTGTGTCCTGATTGCGGAACCAAATTTGACCTTTGCGGAACTGTTAAGAACGATGACGCCAACGCTTGACATGAGCTGGCATCCCTGGTATGATGCTCTCAGTTCAGACAAACCAATGATCGACAACAACAGCGGTATTCTCTACCAACGCAACTTCAAAGAGTTGGTATGGTATCAAGAGTATATCTATCAGAATGGTGATCTGATTGGTGAGATCTTTACTAACATCGATGGTGTTGGTTACAATCTCAAGAAAGCAACAAATGTAAAAAATCTGCATGGGCAGTCTATTGTTGTGATGGAAACGATTGCACAGTTCAATACTGTTGCAGATGCCAAAGAGTTTGTTAATCAAGCAGGAGGTCTTTGATGACTAACAAGATTGTTGATTTATTGATCCTTGAATTGAAACTCTATATAGAGGGTCATACAGCAGCATCCATTTCAATTGAAAACTATCGCCGTGGTATTGCCACGCTCTACAAATGATTACTACTATCATGGCTGCATTTGCGTTTGGTTATTGTGTCACTGATATTATTCAAAACTATCGTGCCAACAAACGCATCGAACAATTTGTCAAAGATCTGGAGAAACCCGAATGATCACTCTACAAACCATCAATCCCACCACCTATAAAGTGGTTCTTCAAACCGAAGATCTTACTGAAGAAGAGCGCACTAAACTGATCAGAAAGCGTGACTTCTTCCCTGCTGAGTTTGTTCACGCACTCATTGATCTTCTCCCACCTGATCAAACATTTGACACATACGATCACTATAACATGACTCTATATGTCAAATGAACAGCAATACAATGAATTAATCGATTGGGCGGGGGATCGTATAGATCTCCTGCTCTCTCGTAGTAAAGCATGTAAAACATCACAACGTAAAACAACACATAGACTGAACGCACAAGCATTAGAAGAAGAGTTCTTTGATTGGTTCGCTGCTAGACATTCAGACTCTACTCAAAATGTTCTCTTCATACCCTATCATGGAAAACTATCCTAGGTGCTCTACTGTAGGTGTCATTCAAACTCACCTACCACATACAATCATTGATACAATTAGAACTGAATGCCACGCCTACGATAATCAAATCAAACAAGCAAACACATTCAATAATAATACTAATTACCGTAAGACATTCATCAAAGCAATATCATCCTATGAATGGTTCGCTGGTATGCTCTGGCATTATATCTCACGAGCTAATAGAGAGAACTTTCTATTTGATATCACCTGCCTAGAGAATGAAGGATTAAATCATCTCATCTATCCTCCTGGGCATTACTATCATTGGCATCAAGATCAAGCATTGACATCATGCCTTCGCCCAACAATACTACCATCAGTCTATAACTCTACAATACAAGAGTCTTTGACTGTAGAACACCAATGGATAAGAAAAATTTCTTTCTCATTACAACTAACAGATAGTAATGACTATACAGGGGGCGATCTACAATTCCATAATAATAATTACACTAAGGAAGGAGTAATCACTGCACCTAGAGAGAAAGGATCATTGATTATATTTGATAGTAGATTATCACATAGGGTAACAAGAGTAAGAGAAGGAACAAGAGAAGCATTGGTAGGATGGGTATTAGGACCACGATGGAAATAGTTTTCCACAGGGTTGTGGAAAAAGTATAGAGTTTTTCCACAGATTTAAATGTGTTAAAAAATAGTATTGGGTTTTCTATGTGCTTCGTAGAATGTGTCTACAAATAGTCTGATGATACTGTGAAAGGTCTCAGAATCTTCAGAGTTGTTGTAGTCTTAGCACGCGAGCTAACGAGTTGTCAAGCGTTTGTCACAAAACTCAAAAATCTCAAAAAACTCAAAAATCTCAAAAACGACAAAACTGAGATTTCTGAGAATTCTGTATTTCCAAGGTTTTTTGAGTTTTTTCGAATTTTAAAAAACTTAATTTTTTAGTTTTTTGAGATTTTTGAGACTTTTGAGAATTTTAAAGTCTTATAATTATAACTTATCATTATAATAAGGGTTACTAATCAATAAAGGGTTGACAAACCATCGAAAATACAGTATTATTACTAAGTAATCAATCAAAGACATCGAATGACTGTCAAAAACTACACTGATCTTCCTAGTTCTGCTATCAAAAACATCACTATTGATACTGTAAAGAACACTGTATCAGTAGAGTATACTACTGGTAACAAACAGTATACTTACAGCACCGAAGATGCTGAAGGTTTTGATCAGCAACTGCTGTCAGAATTCGACTCTGATGATATCTCAGTGGGTCGATTCATGAATCAGAGCGTCACAAATGGCACTCTGAATCTGCTTGTTGACTGACCCTACCACAGATAAATACGTTTGTCAAGGGGTAAAGACACCAATTTGGTTGTCAATATCCCTTCCAGACGATTCTAGACACCTCTCAGAGAACATTTCAAACCGATGGCTAAATCCAAAGCAGGAAACTACAAGGATAATTTCTATAACGAATTCGATGAATTCGAAGAGCATGAAGTAGAACAAAAGTATGGTGTGAAAGTGAAGAATATTGGTCGCACTCCAAAGAAACAGAAAAAGCTTAAATTTGATGGTGATTTTGAATGGTAATCTAATAAAATAGTTTTCCACAGATATACTAAAACCTGTGGAAAACTTTCAATAGTTTTCCACAACCCTGTGGAAAACTCTCATAAGCCCCCCTAATCAGACCCATAAGCAAAGGTGATGGTTAGGGGGGTTGACTTTTGCCCCGATCTGACCCATACTACCTAAGTCAACAGCAAACGACCCATGCGCCTCATCGAACGCCAAATGAACGCTGCTATCACCAACAGCAAAGATTGGCAGAAAGACAATACCATGGTGAGCAACGCTGATGGTGTTTCTTTCGTGTTTCTTCATGGTAACTGTATCGCCCAGATTGGTGATACGTTTGTGCGACTGTTTGATGGTGGTTGGCAAACTAACACCACCAAATCTCGCCTGAATGCTATCCTGACTGCACACGGCAACGGTGAGCGTGTTTTCCAGAAGAATTTCAATTGGTTTGTTAGCACTGCTGCAGGCGATGTTGAGTTCGAATCTGGTATGCTTCTCGCCTGAACTTTACACTACATACTAACTGAAACCCATGGAGGATTACATGACCATTTCTGAAATGTATCAAGAGATTGTTGATCAAGAGGTGGCAGACATTTTCCTTGATAGTGATAGTTTGATCGTTGACGATTATGCTCTCGAAGATGTAATCGAAGAGGTCTACGATTTGTAATACAAACTGATCAGCCGCCCGACCAGTTGGGGAACTGTCACACCACTGGTCGCCGCGGCCACCCCCTGCCCTTATACTATAGAAGTCAAACGCACCGAGACCTATGTGGGATGAGATCCAAGACATGCCTGGTGAGATCTTCGATATCGAAGATTGGGGGCACCCCCTAGCAGAGTGCTGGCACGATATGGAGCTGAATGTGCCAGATGAAGAGGTGGCACAGGAGGGGTGACCCTCCCCCCTCTCCTGCCTCTATACTGATCAAGTCAACCACACACGAGACCATGACCCGCTTCGAAGTTTACGTGCCCTCTGCCCCTTACGAGTCCGAGAGCACCTGGGATCTCGATCGTGCCTGGGATCTGTGCCTCTCGCTGAGCGAGGAGTTCGGATACGCTCAGGTTCGCCAGGATGGTATCATCCTGGGAGACTACACCAACGGGGGTGTGTGACACTCTAGAAACTGGCACAAGGGGTCACCACAGACCCCACCCTGACCCTCTATACTGATCAAGTCAACCAAACAAAGCAAATGACCGTGACTCTGACCTCCAACTATCGTGACATGCTCGCTGCTGCCACTGTTGAGAAGATCGATGAATTGCTCGATGAGAACTATGCTCTCGATGACATGCTCGAATTCATCGATGAGCGTAATGAGAACGATTTTGTAGCATACTATGAAGAGTATTGCCGTTGTGGTGAAGCAATCGGTTACGATGCTGTAGATGCTCTCATCGATGAGATGGGGTGCGTTTCTGACATCGAAGGGTGTGATGATCGCTTCCGTGGTTGGTATGAATCGACCGCTGATTTCGCTGAAGAGTTTTATACTGATACCTACGATGTTCCCTCTGCATTGGTGATCGATTGGGAGGCAACTTACGATAGCACCCTCCGCTACGATTACACTGCCTGTGAGAAAGGTTATCGTCAGGTGGCGATCTTCTCTGATTACTGAGTGACAGTCTGAGAGGTGGCACACGCTGCCTCTCAGCACCCCATCCTAGCCCCTATACTGATCTCAGTTCAAACGACACACGATGTTCAAGGCATTCACCCTCGGATCTACCGCCATCAGCAAGATGACCGCCGATCCTATCACGGGCACCGTTCGCGTTCGCTTTCGTGGGGGCACTAAGTTCTACCGCTTCGAGAACGTCTCCCGTCGCGCCATCGTGGCGATGCTGCTGCGCCCTCCCGTGAGCATGGGCCAGTGGGTAAACCGTCACTGCCTCGCCTGATCAGGTCGCCTGACCCTGTAGACTAATCACATCAGCAAACAACCCATGAGAATCGAAGTTCGTTACCAGACTCCCTACAATGCTTGTGAGTGGCGCTCGCAGTGGTTTAAGGATCTGGCAGAGGCAGAGCGTATGGTAGAATTCTATCGCTCCTGTGGGTCACCCTCTCACATCGCCCCTTCCTCCCTCGCTCAGTTCGATCGCTGATTCTACCATGCCGAACCTCATCCGCCTTTCCCTGGTCGCCGCCATCTGCCTGATGTTCGCCAACACCCTAGGATCGGTGTTCGCCCTAGCCCAGACCCTAGACCGTGTGACAGCCGAGAAGGTGGCACAGATCGCCGCCATCGACTGACCCCGACCCTGTAGACTGATCTCAGTTCAAACAAAGCAAATGACCAACCCCAAGATCGACCTCGCCGCCATCATGGCAGACTACACCACCCGCTACAATGAGATGCAGGCACGGTCTGCCGCCAACCGCCAGGCATTCGCTGAGGGTCGCCCCTTCCCCTTCCCCGCCCCCGAGTGCCAGTCTGACACCTGGAACATCAGCGACCGCCACTGAGCGGCGCTGCCTGTAGAATTCTCTCAGTTCAACCGACAGACGACCGATGATCCTCAGCATGGCATCCGACCTTCAGACCCGCCGCATCGTGTGGGCAGGTCGCAAGACAGAGACCGCACAGCAGACCATGGGGCAAGATCTGCCCCTGACCGTAGAGAGTGAGTGGATCGCGGGCGCTTACTCTGACCGCTGGCATGATGAGGCGATCGCCGCCCTGCCCCTGTTCACCCACGCCGACTGACCCATGAAAAAAATCGAGCGCGAGCGCCTGATGATCATGACCCGTGAGGGATGGGCAGAGAAGCGACGCACGGGAGGGCACATCGTATGGCAGCACCCCCGCTATGGCACAACCACCACCAGCGCCACGCCCAGCGACATTAACTCACTGCGACAGATCGAGCGCCAGCTGCGACGCATCGCCGCCGCTGCTGCCTGACCCGCCATCCTAGCACACTGCCCCCTAGGGGGCAGTTATTTTATAACGATACCGTTATGGCGGCGCGGCCGAGCGAAAAGTCATAGATACTATTAACCTACAAAACTTTGAAAACGCTCGATCGATTACACGTTCATAAAAAAAATTTTTCCCTAACAAAATGACTCAAAAAACCTCAATGAGCACAAAGACCACAACAGCAGAGGAATTCGGATATATTTGGATGACTTTGAAGGAACTCGTAAGGATCTTGACAAATCGCACATAGATACACTATAATCTGTAAGACTTTTAGTGTTTGAACAAATAAGTCATGTTGAAATAGATCTCAGAAATATGTGTATCTACGCCACTAGTGACCTTGGAAGACGTTTAAGAATTTCATTTTATACGATCGAACACTTTCAGTATGCCTGCCAGCGATGCCATCAATGGCTACCCACTGAAAGAATTCGTAGATTCTGAACTATATAAAAAAGATTCCATAAAATTATGAGTAAAGTATATCAATCAACAGTAGAATACAACGAAGATTTCAACGAATACTACCTAACGATTCCCGACGAGCTTTTAGATAATCTCGGATGGGAAGAAGGGGATGTATTAGAGTGGCATACAAATAAAGATGGCACTGTATTACTCGAAAGAGTAGATGAATATTTTGATGGAGAGAATGAGAGTGATGACGAACAATCCTAAGAAAATACAATACAAGGTAGTTGATAAAAGCGGAAACGTTGTAAGTGACGAAACGTTTGAAGATTACGAAAAACTAGCAGATCATATGCTAGACATAGCAGACAAATATTATCAAGGTCTTTACACCGTAGATGATAGCGTTAATATTTCAACGTTTGATGAGTCTGGAGAATTAATTTATGAAGACACTGCAAGCTTTGGAAGCAATGTAGTAACAAACGAAGAGATGGAAGATGAATTCAGAACAGAATCAAAGCGAAGAAATTCAGGTCAAGGATTTGGCAGTTAAACTACTTGGTCTGATTGATGCATTAAGTGCAAGAATCAGCAAGTTAGAAGAAAAAATGCCAGAAACTTTTGATATTTTTTATCGCCCACCTGGCGCTGAGAGTCATCAAAAGTTACACTTGTCATTAGACGAGTTATATGGTAAAATAAATAGTATTGAGACGCGACTTAACGATGCCAGGTAGAGTTGTTGCAACTTTCACAGGTTCTGACAGTGGTGGTATTTGCCCATGTGTAACACCACCACAGACACTCTCACCACCTGCGCCAGATAGGAGAGTCTTTGTGAATAAGATTCCTGTTATGGCGGCTGGTGATGTTCTGTCACCTTCCCCTGGGCAAGACTGCAGTAGTGAACCATCACCATGCACCTCACCAAGAACCGTAGTGTCAGCTGGCAGAGTTTTCGTGAATAAGAAGCCAATTGCTCACATTGGAGACATTCTCAATCAATCAACGAACATAAAGATCGTTGGAGTTCCATCACAAGTATTTGCAGGAGAATCATAGTTATGGCAAAAGCAAAAATCGGTCTGGTCAAAACGAATTACGTGCCAGGCAAACCTAAAATGACCAGTCAAGGTCGTTCGAAGAACACAAATCTTGCTGCGACTAGTCGAAATGGTCGCAAAAAGCGTTATCGCGGGCAAGGAAACTGAGATCAAGCGCCTTTTTGGCGCTTTTTTTGTGAAAAAAATCAAAAATTTGCGATAATTCTCGGTAATTTCGGGATAGCAACCCCGTAAAAAGTTCTGTTTTAATCAATTTTGAGGAAAAACAGATGGCAAAATACCAAGTAGACAGAGATATCTCGTATATGAGAGAACATTGGGGCACTACGAAGCTCATTACAGACTATGGGGCGCTGACTCCGACAGATACTAAGAAGAAAAACGACCCACCTACAGATAGAATGTCTAGACCTTGTGGCGGCAAGGGAGGATTTGATGATTATGTAGAGAGATGGCACTGAAGCTCCGTCAATCTGGGTATAAATAATGGTATAAATATGGTATTTTTATGCCGATCAGCAGGTCTTTTAAAGATATTAGTATAACGTTTGACAAGAATTTCGTGACCGATGATCTTGCGGTCACGAAAGATTTTAATGCTATCAAACAATCGGTTAAAAATTTGGTTACTACTGTTCCTGGAGAGCGATTTTTTAACCCAAATATCGGAAGCAGAATCACAGATCTGTTATTTGAACCATTAGATTTTATTAATGCAAATTTAGTTAAGTCTGAAATTACTTATACCATCAATGCATTTGAACCAAGAGTAAAATTAATTGATGTAACCGTTGATCAAAACATGGATGATAATGGTTATGATGTTCAAGTAGAATTTGAGGTTATTGGTTTACCAGAAAAAACTCAAGAATTAACATTTTTTCTAGAAAGAACTAGAGCATAGAATCAATGGCATACAATCAACTAACAAACTTAGATTATTTTGATATAAAAAATGCTCTTAGAGACTATCTAAAAGCGAACTCTGACTTTAGTGATTATGATTTTGAGGGTTCTACTCTCGGTATGCTATTGGATGTTCTGGCATACAACACGTATTACACGGCATTTAATGCCAATATGGTTGTCAATGAAGCATTTTTAGATTCTGCAACTGTAAGAGATAATGTAGTATCGTTAGCTAAGCAATTAGGATACACTCCTCGCTCAGCGGTTGCAGCACAAGCTGCTGTTGATTTACGTTTATCATTGACTTCTAGCACTACATTACCAGAAACAGTATTTTTAAAGAGAGGTAATGCCTTTGTTTCTAATGTAAATGATTCATTGTATCAGTTTGTTATTGTTGATGATGTTCAAGCACAGGTTTTACCTAGCAACGAAGTCTATTTTCCTGGATTGAAAATTTACCAGGGATCTTTTGTTAGTAACAAATATACAGTATCGTCAACTGATCAGTTTACCGTAATACTACAAAACGCTGGAATAGACATTACCAGTATTAGAGTTAATGTATATCAATCATCAACATCTTCTACTTTCGAAAAATTCTATCAGTCTGATAATATTTTAAATGTAAATCCAGATTCTGCTTCATATTTTGTCAATGAAGTAGAAGATGAGAATTACAAACTTAGCTTTGGTGATGGAGTTTTTGGTAAGAAACTCACTCCAGGGCAAGTTGTTGAAGTTAGTTATATTGTTACTAGTGGAGCAGAAACAAATGGAACTAGTAATTTTACATTTAATGGTATAGTAACGGATGTTTCTGGCAATACTACATTTTTATATAATGTAAGTAATTTTACATTATTAACAAGAGCATTTGGTGGTGCTGCTATTGAAAGCATTGACAGTATTAAGAGAAATGCTCCTGCAATGTATGGAACACAAAATCGCGCAGTAACTGCTACTGATTATACTGCTATCATTCGTAGGGCATATCCAGCAGCTGCAGATGTTATTACATATGGTGGAGAAGAAGCAGATCCTCCAGAATATGGCAAAGTTAAAATTTCTGTCAAACCTAGAAATTTAACATATCTTTCATCATACACAAAAAATTTAATTCTCACTGAGATTAAGAAGTTTTCCGTTGCATCAGTTGTTCCTGAGTTAGTTGATGCCTCTGTTATTTTTGTTGAACTCTATAGCAGAATATTTTATGATCAAACTATCACAAATCAAACATCAGATGCGATCAAAGGAAAAGTAATTGAAAATTTATCAAAATATATTGAAAGTAGTGACACGGAAAAGTTTGGTGGTAAGTTTAGATACAGTAAATTCATTAGCACCATTGATAGTTCAGATCGCTCTATTAGATCTAATCTCACTGATATTGTAATGAGAAAGGATTTTTATCCTTCATTAAATAATAATGCATACTATGAACTTTGTTTTAGTAATCCATTTGATGACGATATTGATACCCAGACTTTGACTTCTACTGGATTTGTTGTTCAGCAATATCCAAATTATGTTGTATACCTTGAAGATCGTGGCGAGAAAATAGTTCTCTATCGATTAGATTCTCAAACTGGAGATAAAATTGTATTGAATGAGAGTCAAGGATTGATTAATTATGCTAAAGGTGAATTAAGAATTTATAATTTAAATATTATTAAAGGAACTTTCTCCGATAATAAAATTGAAGTAAGACTAAAACCACAATATAATGACATCATCGCAAAAAGAGAAATATTTTTGGATGTTGACATCGATAAAAGTTCATTCACCCTTATTCAAGAGTAGGATAAATGGCATCTAAGGTAAGAAATCTATCATCCCTGGTAGACAAGCAACTACCAGAATTTATTTCGTCAGAATATCCTAAATTTTCTGCGTTTTTGCAAAAATATTATGAGCACCTTGAATTAACGGGTGAGCCGATAGATTTAATCTCAAATCTATCGAAGTATCGTGATATCGATACTTATGAGAAAAATTTACTGAAAGAAAATACATCACTTACTCAAAATCTAAGTGATTCTGCTACTACGATCAACGTAGAAAGCACTGTCGGATTTCCATCCGAAAATGGATATGTATTAATTGGTGATGAAGCTATATTTTACAAGTCAAAAACCAATACTTCATTTCTAAATTGCTATAGAAATGTAACTCATACAACTAAACTAGGTGATTTATATACAAAATCTGATATTACTACAGTTGATTACTCTGATATTGGATCAGGTAAGCAACATCTTACTGGAGATCTAGTCTTAAATATCAGTAATCTGGTATTATATGCTTTAGTTAGAAATTTTGAGCAAGAGTATCTTGGAGCATTTCCAGAAAAATCTTTAAAGAATGCCGTTGATAAGTCAGTTTTAATTAAGAACATTAAAAAGTTCTATGCAGCAAAAGGAACTGATCAATCTATTCGTTTTATATTTAACTCGATTGTTGCAAAAGAACCTAACGATATTCCAACAGTATACTACCCAAAAGATAGCACATACAAGTCGTCTAATGGTCAATGGATTGATAAGTTTGCGTTAAAGGTAAGAGTAATCTCTGGTGATATCAGTAAAATTATTGGCGAAAAAATTATTCAAGAAGAAAACCCATTTGACTTGAATGTAAGATCTGCTTTTTCATATGTAGACAATATTATTGATATTGGTGATAATTTTCATGAAGTAATTTTGTCTAGAAATGATATTGTTGGAGAATTTGCTGTTTCCACAGAAACATACCTCACAAAAAACTTATTATCAACGGATTCGACCAACAAGAGAATTAATGTTTATTCTACTTTAGGATGGAAACAGCAGTCTGGTCAACTTATAATTGGAAATGAATTAATTACATACAAGCAAAAAAATGTTTCTCAATTTGTTATTGACTCTAGAGGTGTATTACCATCAACTTACACAGTAAATGAACCTGTATATAATTATTCTAATGTTTACTGTGATTATATTGACGGTTCTGGCACAAAACAAAGAGTTAAGCTATTAGTATTAGGAATATTATATTCATTAACTCCATCAGAGTCTTTACCTTATTCCAAAGAAGATGATATTGTTCAAATATCAGATTCTGGGTTTGAAACTAGAGACACTATTATTTTTGATAAATTTTCAAATGATACAAGATGGATTATCAATGAAACTAACACTATTCCATCATCAGATCATGCAAATATTTCTTCTCAATTATCTGAGATTATTTCTGATGTAACTGCAGTATATGAAGATAATCAATATTATTATATTGCTACATCTGGATATCCTTCTCACAAAATTGGAAAGGCAAATTGGGGTGTTACATTTTTAGATCAGAAAAAATTAAAACTAATCAAGAAAGTTCCATCGGCAACCACAGAAATTTATCCAACACCTTCTAATGAAGTTGGAATTTTTGTCAATGGAACAACTGCTAGATCTTTCAAAGACACTGATGAAAATTTGATTGTTTTTGGAGAAATTCAAAAAATAAATTTAACTAATCCAGGAAGCGGATATAAAAAACCTCCATACGTTTTGGTTCAAGATGGAGCAGGATCTTTAGTAGCATCTGCAGAAGCAATATTAAATGGGGAAGTTATCGATCGCATTGAAGTCGTAGAATCTGGTAGTGGATTTTTCCCACCAGTTCCAGTAATTACAATTACTTCTGGAAGAGGAGCTGTAATTACACCTGTTGTTACTGGCGATAAAATAACTAGTTTGAAAATTATTAATCCAGGTGAATATTACTCTTCTCCACCTCAAGTGGTTATTAAAGATTCTACTGGAAAAGGTAGATTTGCTAGATTTGAAGCTGTTGTTAGTGATGATGGGCAAATAATAGATTTCAAAAAATTAGACGAAGGAAAATTCTACACTCAGAGCACTACGACAGTAGAAATAATTCCATCTGGGAGTGGTGCCACTGCAATATCCAGTGTTAGATCTTGGAGAAGAAATTTATACAACAAACATTTCAATAATTTAGATAATGATAACGGATTTTACTTTTTAAATAATGATATATCTTTAGAGTATGGTTATAGCTACTTAGCAAATCCGAAATCATTAAGAATTGCTTTATCTGATAATTTAGATCAATCTGGTAATATAACAAACACATTATCACATTCTCCTATTTTAGGATATGCATTTGATGGCAATCCAATATATGGTCCATATGCATATTCTGATCCATCTGATCCTACAACATCTATAACTAGGATGACTTCTAGTTATTCTTTAAATAATAGAAGACCCAGCGGACCATCAATAGTAACATATCCTTTAGGTTCTTTTGTTGAGGATTATCAATATAATCACAGATCTGGTTCTCTAGATGAAAATAATGGAAGATTTTGCGTCACCCCTGATTACCCAGAAGGAACATACGCTTATTTCTTGACAGTAGACTCAACAGGGCAACCAGCTTTCCCATATATTTTGGGAAATAATTTTTATTCTCTTCCAGTAGATTCAAATTATTCCAAAAAAATATCACAAGATGATATTCCTACTAATATTATAAGATTAAAAACTCAAAAAACTCCTAATGATGGAAAAGGAGCACAATCTTATATTAATACAATTTCTAGTGGTTCGATTTCTTCTGCTTTAATAGAATATTCTCCCTCCACATTTTCAACAGGTAGTTTAATTGAAGTTAATTCATCTGGAACTGATGGTAAAGATTTATTAGCACAAGTTAGTTCTGTAAACGGAAAAAATGTAACTTCTATCCAATCACAGCAAACAAAAGCAATAAAATTTACTACAGAAAATCCCGCATATTTTTTTGCAGATAGTATTATTACACAAAGAAATACTAATGCAACTGGAAGATGTTTGGGGAATGTATTTGATGGCAAAACTATAGTATTATATAATGTAAATGGATCATTCAATGATGTTGATGATTTATATTCTTCAACTGTAGTCTATAATTTGTTATTAGACAAAGAATCTGATTATACAAGAGGAGAAACTTTAAGTTTAACTAATGGCAAGCAATCTATAATTATCCGAACAGAGAATTCTTCATTTGTCGTAGCACAAAATTTATTTGAAGACGGGGAACCTATTATATTCACAAATAGTTTTTCTGGAATAATTGCAAATCAAATATACTACATTACACAATCAACCGCAACCACATTTAAAGTATCAACTAGTATTGGTGGAACTGCTGTTGTAGTCACAAGTAATAATTCTCCTGGAGCAGTTGCTATTAGCAGAAAGGCAACAGGATTAATTTTAGAAACAACAACTAATAGAAATTTAGTTAAAGTGCAATTATTGCAGGGAAATTTTGCAATTGATTCTGAGTATTTCTTAAGAAGCACTTCATTAAATGATACTATTGGTAGTAAAATATCACAAAGATTTATATTAAGTGACGAAATTATTCCATTATCTTTAAATGATAAAGTTGCTATTGTATCCACTTCACAAAATCATGGTGTTGGAATAGGTGACAGAGTTAATGTGTCAGTGGATCCCAATGACAATACTACTGAGACTACATTATACACCAGAGCAAGAATTTATCAAAAAGTAAAACTGAATACCATTAAGTTTACAAAATATATCAATGATACTGGTATTGGAAAGTTATTTACTTTAAATAACGGAAGTTATAAAAATAATAATGGAAATATAGTTGGCGATTACTCTAGTGGAGGAAATGCTACTTTTACACAAGTAGAGTTAATTTTTGCAGATATTACAAAATGTAGAGATTCCGAAGGAAGAATTGTAGGTGATTCTAATTTAGCTGTTATAGGAAGACCAGGAAATCCAAACAATGCAAGAGCAACGATAAGCGTAACCAATGGAGTAGTTACTAATGTAGTAATTACTTCTAAAGGTATCGGATACAAACGAGGTGATTTTTTAACGGTTTCTCCATCATCTTTGAATAGAAGTCAATCTTCAACTTCAACTAGATTTTATTTTGCAGAAGTTCAACATGTAGGTTTTGCTCAGCAAGAAACTAGGTTATTTTTGAATGATGTAACTTCTATTTCACAAAATGATTATTTACAAATAACTGATGAAATTGTAAAGGTAACAAATATTAATACAGCAAATTCTTATGTAGATGTTCAAAGATCTCAATTAAACACTGTTGCTGTAGATCATTACAATACTCAACCTGTATCTAGCTATAGGGAGAGATATAATTTACCTGTAAATTACCATATTGGCAATACAAATTCTGATGCGTATGTATTAAATTACGATGACGAAAATCAAGAATTAACTTTAGTTTATGAAATTTCAAATACTCTTGTTAGTATAAATCCATTAGTTTCTGGATCTTCATTTTTTGACAACAGTTCTCCCAAAAAGTTAATTGTAGTTGAAGAAAATATCCAAAATCCAGAATACAAATTCGAATTTTCTTATGATAATACTACATGGTTGACCAATCCAAAATTAAAATTACAAGAATATTACAAATATAAATTCGATACTTCTCATTACACATTACGTGGTAGTTTCTTGGAATTTTCTCCTAGTAAAAACTACAATATAATAACTACAGAATCTAAGAGAAATGATATCTTACCTGGCAATGCGGGGTCATTTATTACACTAAAAATTGGGTATGGATCAGATATAGAAAGCAATAATTATTCTACCAGAGTTCCTATAAATTATAGTTTGTATTTTTATTTTGATAAGAATTCAAGAATATCTTCGGATGATTCATTTTTGAGAATTATTCCAGATCCACTACAAGGAAGTAAAACAATTTCATATGTAACAAATACTAGTTTTGTGTATGAGATGGATTCATATCCTCAATATGATGGTTCTGGGATTATGAAATATACTACTTCAGCTGGTCTAGCAGTTGGTAGTATTGCAACCGTTGGTATTATCAACCAAGGATTGAATTACAAAGAATTACCTACAGTTACTGGTGTTAGACCATCAGTAGAAAATGAATGCATAGCAGAAGTTGTTTGGAATTCTACCGCTAAAAACATCACATCTGTAATAATTTCTAATCCAGGAATAAATTATGTAAAACCAAAAGCAGTATTGATTTCATCTACTGGAGAAAACGCAGAATTTAATATTATTAAAAATCCTGATGGATCTATAAGAGGAATTACAGTAACAAATCGAGGAAATGGATATCTTTCAAAACCAGAAATTAAGATAGTAGAATCAAATGTAAAAATTTATTTTGAATCATCCAATATTGGAGTTCCGAATAGTATAAGGATTTTATATAACGGAAAAAATTATGGTAATGATAGAAGTATTCGTAAAAAATATTCATCTCCTCTTATTCTAAAACTCAAGCAAATTAGTGCTGGATCTTTTGCTGATGGAGAAAGAATTGAGCAGTATGATGGCAATACTTTAGTTGCTAGTGGTTATGTTGCTTCCAAAGGATATAAAAATAACACAAACATTTTAAGATTAGAAAGAGTCTCTGGGCAGTTTAAAAATAATTTGCAAATTACTGGAAAAAATAATTATGCAACTGCAGTTGTTTCTAGTTCTTTTGCTTCATTATTTGATTCTGATATAAAATCATATTATGATAATTTGGGATATTATGCATCTGATCAAGGGCAATTGAGTTCGAATAATCAAAAGATAACAGATTCCTATTTTTATCAAGATTATTCTTATGTAATTAAATCAAAAACTCCAATAGATGTTTGGAGAAATTTAATTAAACAAACTGTTCATCCAGCTGGATTTCAGTTATTTGGAGAAGTTTCTGTTGAAAGCTCTACTGATGTAAAATTACCACAATCACAACCAAAACAAGAAAAGTCTTCCATAATACAATTATGGGATCCTGTAAAAAATAAAATTTCAGTAGAAAATAGTTACAGAACAATTACCCAATCTTCTATAAGATTAGGAGACATCAACTTATTACCAGGAAAAGGTTCTATATTCTCTCCATCATATGATACTGGAGAAACTTCTTCATATGAATTTAAATTGGTTCCAGAATTTAATGGATATTTTGATAATAATGGAAATTTAGCAGGAAATAAAACATTTACCGCAGTTTTACTTGGATCAAATACTCCTTACTCAATAATTAATAAAAATAATGTTTTTATTACTATTGATGGTGTATTACAAGAACCAGGAAAATCATTTGATATAGTAGCTGGTCAAATAGTATTTTCACAACCACCATTAGGATATAGAAATGGATATACTAGATCGGCAAATATTGTTAGTGTAAATAATGGTTATATTTACGCAGAAACTGCAAATGCATTTTCTTTAAATGAACCTATAATATTTTCTGATAATTTCTCTACCGTATCAAAATCACAACTTTATTATGTTGTAGAAGTTAGTGGATTAGGATTTAAAATTGCATTGGGAACTACTGGGACTCCTCAAGCAACTCCAATAAATCTAACAAATGTTTCTTCTATTTCTGTAGTAGCAACTAGTCAAATTAATCCTGGAGATCCTATTACATCTAATCAATATAGAGAAGGTGTTGATACAGCATCACAAAAATTTGTTGGTAGAATTATTAGATTTAAAGATACTTCTTTAAATTCCCAATATTTCAAAAAAATTGCAAATATATCATCGCAATTTAATGGACAATCTACAGCATTTGATTTAAGATATGAAGATAATACTCCCGTATCATTGTCTTCAAATGAAAATTTGATTGTTTCTATAGATGGTGTAGTTCAAAGATCTGGTGTTTCTCCTTTACTTCCATTAGACAGATCATACTATATTAGAAGAACAGTTACACCAAATCAAATTGTATTCATAGAACCACCAAGATCAGGACAATCTTTCCATGGAATATCTGTAGGTTCCTATGAAAGACTAAAAGTAGATTACAGTAGAGTAAATGACATCCGAAGAGGACCTTTCTTATTACGTTCAGCTGTCACAAACAAAACAGTAACTATAGACAATGATAATAATGTTTTAGTATTTGTAGATGGAGTATTACAAAAGAGAAATAAAACATATATTATTAGAGGAGCTAATATAACATTTGTAGAACCTTTGAAAAAAGGTCAGGTTATTAATGTAATCTATCAATATGGCAGAGATTATATTAGATCATTAACTACTTTTAATTACGAAACTACACCTTTTTATAATAGATATGAAATTATATTAGATGGAGAATATCAAAATATATCAGATGGTGGAAGATTAAAGTCAAATACTGCTAGAGGAATAGTAGTAAAGAGTTATTTTAATGGATTGAATACTGTTTTATTAGTAGATTCTTATAATCAGCAGTTTATAGTTGATGAAAATATTGCATACAAAAATCCAATAGATTCTTTTTATGATTTTACTATAAATTCTTCTGATATTATTTCTATAAGTTCATTCGAAGAAAATGAAGATAGACAAGATATTTTAAGAAAATCTACCATAGGTTGGTTAAATGGCACACAAAAACATCCATCAACTGATTTTATAGAAATAGGTGATTCTATTAAAATTGATGGTGAATCTGAATTCAGAACTATTTTAACAACTCCTTATGATGCAATAAAAACAGATTATAGAAATACAGATAATCTTTCATACTTTGCAAAAATTGGAACATCAAATTATGATGGAGTTTCTAGAGGAGAAGGATTAGATATTGTAGCAGAAATCGAAAATGGTAAAGTTGTTTCTCTACTATGGAATAAAATTGAATGGGATGAATACGTCACACAAAGAATTTTACCATCACCACCTGGATATGGTTATGAAACAGCTCCTCAATTAGTTTTTGTAGCACAACCACAAAAAGATGAGGGTGGATCAATTGTAGCAGAAGCTCAAGGTGGTGGTGCTAAAGCATATGCAGTTGTAAATAATGGAGAAATTATTGATATTGTTCTATATGATCAGGGTAGTGGATATATTGCCCCACCAAGAGTATATGTAACTAGAAATTATCAGGTATTAAGAAAAGGAAGAAATATTGAGACAAGTTTAGTAGTTCTAGACATGTCTCCAAATGTAATTGATGCTAGAACTCTTTATATAACTTCAGGTGATATTGTAGGAAGACCACAACCTCCAATTTTAACAATATCTTCATTTATTCTTTTAACGCCACTAGAAGCATCTAGAGATATTACAGCAATTATACAAAAACAAGTAGATGTTGCTGCATCAAATCAAAGAATCTTGCAGCATACATCTACGATTGATTTGAGTATTAGTATAGCATCTATTTCAGCAAGAACTGATATATACACTTCTTCTATTGAAACTCCTTTATCTAATGTTGTTATTGGATCCCAAAATAATGTAAGTTTTTCAAATACACTAACAGAATTACAATCTGGTATTAGAACTTTCTTAAAAGTTAATTATTTACTAGCATACAAATCTATTCATGCTACTGGAGCATATCTAGATGCTTCAATGGATCTTGATGATACTATTGCATATGTAACAACTACAGAGAAATTTAAATCATTTGGCAAATTATTGATAGGGGATGAAATAGTATCATATACTTTAAAACAAAATGATCGTTTCTTATATCTAACTAGAGGATTAGACGGCACTACCATAAAAAATCATCCAGCTGGTGAATTTTTGAGACAATATGGAGATGATGTATCTATTATTAGTGCTGGAGTATCATCTGCAGAATCTATCGCTCAAATTCAAGTAGTGGGCGGTGGAGTATCTCAAGTATCATTTGGCATTGAAGAAATAATTCAAATTGAATTGGATCCTATAGATGTTTTTACTGACATTGAAATTGTAGATATAATTCAGTCAACAAAAGTATGCGATTCGGTATTATCCGTAAATATTTCTCAAACTAGTTTTATTGATATTGGTCTAGATATTTCAATAATAGAATCTAAAATTACCAAACAAATTACATTAATACAATCAACTGGATTATCAAATATACAAGTAAATACCATTACGCAAATTTCTCCTTCGGTAGAAAGATTCTATAAAACTGGATTTATTGATTATTACATCGAATCTATCTTATTTACGGATCCTATTATTCAAAGAAATTTGAATGCTGTTGTATTAAATAATCCTAAAAATGAGGTTACCAGAAGATCGGGAAGTATTATTGCAGTAAATAATGCAGTGTCTAATGATGAAAATCTCACATCTTATAGTGTAGGTACTGTTGGCAATAATCTAGGGATGTTAAATGATTGGTATAGCAATGATAATGGATATACAAATGTATCTGGATTAACATTTAATGAAATAGAAATTAATTATAATCAATTCACAATAAAAGATTTTGAAGAACCAAATCTATCTTCTATATCCTCATCAAGATCGGTATGGAATCTGGCATATCCATCAATACAAAATCCAGTTACAATCTCTTCCACGAATGGAAATATTAACTCTACTGTAACTGCACAAAAAACAACAAATTTTGCTGCTAGTGGATATTTTTATCACAGTGATGGGTCTAATTATGGTATTGTTCAATATACAGGAAAAACTTTAACATCATTTACAGGTTGTTCTGTTTATTCTGGATCAACAACTATCACTAATACTTCTCAGATTATACCATATTCTATCTAAACCATATAAATATAAATAAAATACCGTTCGGAGAACTATTAAATGGCTGCTATCATTTCTGAAAAGTTCAGAATTTTCAACGCCAAGCAATTTCTGGAATCTCTTTCAGAAGGCAGTGGCGATACTGATTCAAATCGCTCAAGGATGTATTTCTTTGTTGGTAGACCTCAAGATTGGAAAGCTTATGTTGAAGTTTATGGCGTAAGTTCAACTGCTTTCTCTGTTGGGGAGGAAGTTTATGTTGGTGCTAACTTAGCTGCTGCTACTTTTAGAGGCACAGTTTCGGAAGTTTATCCAAATAGTTTACTACTAACAACGATTGGTCCTACAGTTTCAGCAACTCCTGGTGCTGGATCAACACTAACTGGCAACACCTCTGGTGCAACTGCTAAAGTTGGCGTTTACAGATATGCTACCGAAGAAATTCCAACTGCTCCTCTTGATAACCAAGAAGAGAAGTTTGAAATGTATGATGATATGATCGCTATGAAGCGCATCACATCTTCATATGCTAGACACGTCATTAGACGTTATAATTGGGATTTAACTGTAAATCCCAAGTTTGACATGTGGAAACCTGACTATTCTGCATTAAAACTAACTGCAACTGGAGAATCATCTCTTGGTGCTGGCAAATACTCTGTAATGAACTCTTCATATGAAGTTTTTGTCTGTTTATACAATGGAACAAATCCATCAAACTTAAACGGTCAAAATGCTACTTATCCACCAGCTACTGCACCTGTATCTGGTCAAGGAACATACTCTAATGGCATTTTCAAAGAACCAAGTGGAACTGCTGGTTATGTTTGGAAGTATATGTATACTATTCCAACCGATGATGTAATCAAGTTCCTATCGACTGATTTTATGCCAATTGTTTTGGATTCAACTGTTCAATCTGGTGCTGTCGATGGTGCTATTTCAGTAGCTTTATTAACAGATGCAGGAGCAAATCTACCAACCAGTGCTACTTTATATGCAGCAATTCTTGGTGATGGATCTGGCGGTAAAGTAAAAATTACAACCAATGGTTCTGGTGCAATTACTGCTGTTGATATAGAAGCAGCTGGAAGCGGTTATACTTATGGAAATGTTCTCCTAAAGAATGGTTATCTATTCACCAACTCTACACTTGCAACTGCAGCCACTGTAAGTGCAACAGCTAAAGGTCAAATTGAGGTAATTATTCCACCTCAAGGTGGTCATGGTGCTGATCCAGTTCTAGAAATGAACTCGAAGCGTGTTATGTTAAATATCCGTTTAACATATTCAGAAGGTTCGGGAGATTTCCCTGTTGATAACGATTTCCGTAGAATTGGAATTCTTCAGGATCCTCTACAATATGGGTCAACAAATTATCTGACTGCCGATAATGCAACTGCTCTGTATGCCGTAAAATTAACTGGTGTTACTGGCAATTTTGTAGTTGACGATAATAGCACTCTACTTGGTTCCACATTTAATAGTGGGCTATCAACTCCAGAGGTTAAGAATAACTCAGGTGAAGCAATTTATGTTGAAAACAGAAGATTAATCACAAGAGCTCCTGACCAAATCGAGGATATTAAGTTAGTTATTGAATTCTGATTATATTATATTTTTAAAAGTAAAACACCTATTCCTGAGCTAAAATGCCCCAGAAGATTAATCTCAACGCGCCCCCATATTATGATGATTTTGATTCTAGTAAGGGATATTATAAAGTTCTATTCAGACCTGGATATTCCATTCAGACTAGGGAACTGACTACTTTGCAGTCAGTTCTACAAAATCAAATTGAAAATTTAGGCAGAAGTAGATTTAAACAGGGGCAGCAAGTAATTCCTGGAGAAGTATCTTTCAACAACAAATTAAATTATATTAAACTAGCATCGGTTTCCGAAGTAGCTGTTAATATTAATGGAAATATTGTATTTCAAAAATATGATATTTCTCAACTTGTTGGAGTTACTCTCCAGGGATTGTCTTCTGGAGTTACTGCTAGCGTCATTTCTTATGCTTTTGGAAATGATTTAGAATCAGATATTTTATTTGTAAAATATACAAATAGTGGAAACGCAAGTAACGAATCTACTTTTAGACAAGGTGAAACACTAGAGGCATTAAATATTACCGATACTCCTACTTTAGTGGTTGGAACTGACGGTAGTGTTCTGCCAACGACTATTGATGTACAAAATTATGATACTGGAGTAATTACCACTATTGATAGCCCAGCAATGGGTTTTGCTTCTGCGGTAAAAGTTCAGGAAGGCGTATATTTTGTTAATGGATATTTTGTAAATAATCATGAACAAATTATTGTTGTTGATAAGTATTATGATAAACCATCCGTAAAAGTAGGTTTTAAAATTTCCGAAGATCTTGTTACGCCAGAACAAGACATTTCTTTATATGATAACGCAAGAGGATTTTCTAATTTCTCTGCTCCTGGTGCTCACAGATTAAAAATCGACTTATCTTTAGTCGTTAAAGAATATGATGCTTTAGCGGATGAAGATTATGTTTCTTTAGTAACTATTAAAAATGGAGAAGTTCAGCAATTAACCAAAACTGCTGATTACAATGTTTTAGAAGAAACATTAGCTAGAAGAACTTTTGACGAATCTGGAAATTATGTAGTAGATGAATTTCCATTAGATTTAAGAGAATATTACCAAAAAAACAACAATAGAGGTGTTTATCCTTTAAATTCAGATACTAGTTTAGTTAATGGAATTTCCCAAAGTGAAGCTAACACACTAATGGTGGCAGGTGTTGGATCTGGTAAGGCATATATTAAAGGTTATGAAGTAATCAATAAAGATGTAAAATATTTAAACGTATCCAAAGCAAGAGATACTCTAACAAGAGAAGATACTAGAATAAAAACATTATCTCCTTCATTTTTCAATGTAAGAAATGTTTATGGATCAGTTCCATTAAATGCAGAGGGTCAAGAATTAACTGCTTATCCAAATATTTACTTGAACTCGGTATTTAATGATGGTTCTATAGGTTACAACAATGAAGAACTGACAGCAGAAGCCAAACAGACCTTAAACAGAAGAGGAAAGGTTTTTGGTTTAAATGATGGAATTATTACTTTATATTGCCAAAATCCAAGTAATTTTTCTAGCTACACATATCCAACACCCTCTACATTTGGCGTTTCTTTACAAAAATTATGGTACGTCGTAAATAGAGGAACTACTGCAGCAACAACGACAGTAAGAAGCATTGATCTTCTTTCGTATGCAATTGTATCTAGACCGTCTGATTTAGGTTCATCCACAGATACATTCTTAGAATTAACCGTTGTTGGAAATAAAGAAGATATTTTATACTTCTTGAGAGAATACGATGAAGATGATTCAGATAAGAGAAGAAAATTATTTGTTTCCGAGAATGATGCTAAAGGATTCTATTTCCAATCAGGATCTCAAACTATATTTCCATATTCACAAATCTTAGATTACAACAATTTAATAACTCCCATTGTTGGTGTTTGCAAACCAAAAGATTTTTCTCTTCTAGAAAGAGGATCTGGGTTCAATGTAGATATTGATAAAGTTGTATCTAAGGGTAGGTTAGCAAACGGAACTCCTTCATACAATTCAGTATTCAGATTATCATATTTCAATCCTTCATTTTTTACTAGAATTATTTTAGATCAAAATATTAATTCTAGCACATTTGAACCAGGAAAATATATTGTTGGATCTACTAGTGGTGCTTATGGTGTTGTAGAAGGTTCAAGCACATCAAAATATACTACTGGCAGTGTTTTATTCGTAAAAACTCTATCAGGAACATTTTTATCTGGGGAAACAATTACTGATGAAGGCGGAAATTCTAGAAGAATTGCTAGAGAAGGAACTATTTCGCACTTTGTTGTTGTGAAAAGAGGATCTGGATATCCTTTCAACACAACTGTGAGGATTAACGGAGTTGATTATAATAATTCATCTATAACAGTTGGTATACAAGGTAATATACCATATAAGATTGATATTGTAAATAGAAATTTAGTTTCTCAAGTATATTCTACTACACCAGTAATCACATTTAATACTGGAAGCACTAATCCTACAGCAGAAACTTTAGTAAAAGCTGTCTTATATAGAAACACTGTTTATACTTATACACCACAAAATGTAAAATCAATGCATTGCTCTTTTGGAGCTGGCAATGCTTACAATTTTACTGCCGATGTTGAATCATTCTCGACCTCATATATTACTAGTAAGTCTTTGACAGACTTCACTTTTTCTGGATCTATAGGATCGAAATATTTAGAATGTAATGGATTTTCTGGAGATCCATCTAATGAATTAATGCAAGGTGATATTGTTCAATTTACGGATTCAAACAACAATCCTATTAGATCTGTTGTTCAAAGTGTAGATAAACCAGAAGGATTAACAAAGTCTAGAGTTTATTTGGATAATGTTTTACGTGGAAATGTAGTTAATAGCAATTGCGTAAAAATTAAACCAAATGTAGAAAATATATCTACCTCTACTCTCGTAATTCCTTTAGGAGCAAAATATATTAGCTCAACAGTCGATTCATCAGAAGATTCTAAAATTAAGTATCATTTTAGAAGAGATTTTGTAACAACTGCTTCCACTAGTGGTGGCAATGTTACTTTTGCCGCACAACTTCCATATGGAACACAAAGATTTGCAGGATTCACTCCAGAAAATTTCTTACTTACTGTATTAGATAAAAAATCATCTACTACATTCCAATCTGGAGATTTGATTTATCTTTCATCTGATCAAGTTGTAATTGAAAATACCACAAGCAGCACAACAGGATTAACTGCTGGCAGTGTTCAAATCACATTAGATCCTGATATTTTTGGAACTACTACAAATTTTCCAATTTTAAAATTAACTGCTACACTAGAAGTTTCGAAAGCAAGACCAAGATTAAAAACTGTTTATAGAAATAAGCGTATTCTTATTGTATCACCTGGAGATAGAATAGTTCCTCTACGAGGAGTTGATTATGATTCTGATTCAACTGATATTTTATCGTATTCGGATGCATTTAAAATCAAATACGTTTATGAGGGAACCACTCAAGTTCCACCCGTAGTTTCTGCATCTGGAGATTTAGTAACTGGAACTGATGTTACAGAAAGATTCTCGTTTGATGATGGTCAAAGAGACACTTTCTATGATGTTTCTAGACTAGTATTAAAGCCTGGATTTGAACCTCCATCAGGTCAGTTAATTGTAGCATTTGATTATTTTGAACATTCCCAAGGAGATTTCTGTACAGTAGACTCTTATCTACACGAAGCAGGAGTCAATTTAGATGAAATTCCCGACTTTAATTCTATTGTTCATGGTAAATTATCTTTAAGAGATGTATTTGATTTTAGACCAAAAGTAGATTCGAATGCTATTATTAGTGGTTATCAAGATACTTCAATTCTTTCTGTAGAAGACTACAATAGTTTCTTTGGATCTGGCGGTATTACTTCCAGCACACCAGCATCAGATCCCAATCTTGCTTACACTATATCATTTAATCTCAAACAGTATCTAGATAGAATTGATGGGGTTTTTGTAAATAAAAAAGGAGAATTTTTTGTTAAAGAAGGCAATGCTTCATTAAATCCAACAAAACCAGCAGATGTTGATGATTCACTAGCTTTATATTATCTTTATGTTCCTGCGTATACCATTCAGGCAAATGATGTAAAAGTCATCACAGTGGATAACAAACGTTATACGATGAGAGATATTGGTAAGTTAGAACAAAGAATAGAAAGACTTGAAAGATATACTATGTTAAGTGTCCTGGAGCAACAAGCAGTGAATATGCAAGTTAGGGATGATATTGGAATTGAAAGATTTAAATGTGGCTTCGTAGTAGATGGTTTCGAGAACCATAGTGTAGGAAATCTTTCATCTATAGATTATTTGTGTTCTATAGATCCACAGCAATCTGTATTAAGACCTAGATCTATAGAAAATTCACTGAGACTGAAAGAAGTTAATACTAGAGACGAACAAAGATTTTTAGATGGATATCAAAAATCAGGATCTGTAATAACTTTACCATTTACAGAAGTTAGGGCGGTTGAAAATCGTTTCGCAACTAGAAAAATTAACATCAATCCATTTGTAGTTGTTCAATATTCTGGAGATGCTTCTCTATATCCGAACGTTGATCAGTGGTTTGATCAAAAAGAATCGCCAATTATTTTAAATAATGATAGTAAAGTTTTCTCTGTATTTTATGCTAAAAATGATTCTAGAGAAGGTTTCAATAGCATTCACAACAATTTTATAATTAACTGGGTAGGAACCGATAGAGTATTCTACAATGTTTCTCCATTGAACGAAATAACTACACTAGAAACTACAGGAACAACTAGAGACGCATCGACTGCAAGTTCTTCTAATATAAGCCCACAAAATAATCAATTAGCGCAAGGAATTTCTTCTAAAACAGTAGGAAATGTTTCAGTCTCATCTTCGCTGCAATCTTTCTGTAGATCTGTTCCAGTTTTCTTTAAATTAACTAGATTAAAACCAAGCACAAGATTTTATGCTTTTATTGATGGTAGATCTATAGATCGATGGATAATTCAAGATTTCAAATTCACAGGAATTGCAGGTAATTCATTAGGAACATTTAATAGTGGTATTACTACTGATGCAAATGGAAATGCGAGTGGAATGATTCTAATTCCTTCTGGGTTGCCACCTCAATCTGGATCATCTTGGTTAGGGGATGTTACTACAGTTCAATATGATACTGAAACAGGATCTCCATTGTCAATAGTTTCGGGTGTAAAGACTATTAAATTCTCATCTGATATAAATGGCAGTGTTGATAGCACCGTAGAATCTTTTGCTGAAGTTAAATATTATGCTACAGGATCTTTCCCTGTTCAACCATCTTCTGTAGTATCTACTTCTCCAGCGATATTAAAATCGCCAGAAGGTATCCAATATATCGAAAATACAAAAGCTCAAGCAAAACCAAATCCACTATCACAAACGTTTACCGTTGAAGGATATCCTGGTGGAGTATTTGTTACTGGGTTAGATCTTTATTTCAATAAAAAAAGTTCCACTATACCAGTTAAAGCATATTTAACTAATATAGAAAGTGGAAAACCAGGAAAATATATTGTTCCAGGAAGTGAATCTGTATTAAATCCCGACACATATTTAAAAGTATATACTAATGGAACTATTAATATTTCTCGCAATGAAACAGTAACGGGAACTTCTTCAAATGCATCTGGCCCTATTAAAGCAGTTTATGATAGAAATAATACTTTAGTTCCTGCATCAATTAATGGAGAGTTTACATTAACAAATGATCAAACATATACTTTAGTATTATCAAATCATAACGGAAGATCTTTTATTCAAAATGAAACTTTGAATTTATCTTCTTTATCCACCTACAATAATGCTCAAAATACAAACTTATCTCTTACGATTGCTAGAGATTCAGGAAGACTTACTGGTTTAACAATTACTAATTGTGGAACTGGTTACGAATCTGCTACTCTTACTATTGAAAGCCCTCAATTAATTGGTGGTGTTAATGCCACAGCAACTTGTAAGGTTTCAAACGGATCAATATATGATACAGATTTAACTGTATTTGGTGCTGGATATACTGATGCACCAGCAGTAATAATTAATTTCACAGGAACCTCTGCTTCTGGAGCTTCAATTGAAGCTTTATTAGAAATAGATACTCCCGCTGTTAGAATGGGCGTTGCTGTTGATCCTGGAACTGTTTCGGTAGTTGATTCTACTACTCCTACTAAATTTGCTTTTGAATATCCAGTGTATTTACAAAATAACACAGAATATGCTTTTGTGATTGAATCGGATTCCACCGATTACGAGATATGGGTTTCTAGATTAGGTGAAACAGAAAAATCTACTAGTTCTGTGGTAACAACACAGCCACTATTAGGATCTGTATTTAAATCTCAAAACGTTGATTCTTGGACAGAAGATTTATTTGAAGATATTAAATTTACACTTTATAGAGCAGAATTTAATACTGAACGACCAGGAATTATTGAGTTAACAAATGAAATGCTTGGATATACTGAACTAGATTTAAATCCAATCCAAACAGATTCTTTATCCGACACAACTGCTACATCAAAACTATTCAAAAATAATAATAGTATAGTTAAAGTAACACACAAAGATAATGGATTTGAGTTTGGAGGTAATTCATATGTAGCATTTAAGAGATGTAATGATGTTGGTGGTCTTACTTCGGAACTATTGAATAACACATTATTCAATGTTTATAATGGTGGTGTAGATTTCTACACTATCACTTCTCCAACAAAAGCATCATCAAATGCTGTTGGTGGTGGAGAAAATACTCTTGCTTTATATAATAAAAAATATGAAAAATTATATGCACAAATAGCATATTTAAATTTCAGTGACACAAGTATTAATGCAGAAGTAAAAACAACAAATATTATTCCTGTAGATTCAACTGTTACTAATTACACAAATTATTCTCAATCTTCTTTCGAAAAAACTTTCTTAAATCAAGAACATTATTTTAACAATCAAAAAGTGGTTGCATCTAGAATTAATGAGTTGAAGAACTCAAATTCTATTTCTGATAGATCTTTAACTTATAAATTAACTTTAGAATCTGATGTATCTTACCTATCTCCTGTAATTGATCTTCGTTCTTCTTCGGTCAAATTGATTAATAATAAAGTAGAAAAATCTTTAGGAAAAGAAGATAGATTTGGAAGAAGAGATCAAATTATTAGTTTCTATCCAGTTTATAATTTTATTGTAGCTGGAGCAAATGTTGGTGCTATTAATGCAGGTGATGCAGGTAATCCAAAAATTATTACTGGATTCACTTCACAGGCAAGAGGAGTTATTGTTAAATTTGATGTTTCTGCTAGCAGATTATATGTAAAGATGTTGACAGATATTTTATTCTCCCCTAGCGAAACTTTAGAATTTGCTTCCCAACCAACATTAAGCGGAATTACAGTTGGTTCATCGGGAGTCACAGAACAATCATTTAATTTTAATTACAACTCTACTGTGATTGCAATTGATAAAACGGATGTGACTAAAACATATGATAACGTTATTAGTGGAAAAGTAGTTCAGTGGGATGCAGAGAAGAAAATACTTACTGTATCAAACAACAAAAATCCAATTAATGACAATTATACTGCTGCTGCAACTCCAGGGTCTGCTTATGCACGAGTTCCTTTCTCAAGTGCTTCTCAACAGCAAAGAGACATCTTTAGAGTGGGAGATTTAATTTCTTACGAAAATCAAGCATCTGATACGAAGTCATTTTTAGAAGTCAAATCTATTTCATATACTGATGGTGTATTGTTTGTTCCTGAGTTTAATAGAAATAGTTCTTCTGTAGCAAAATATGCTACTAAAGAAATTTCTATAGAGAATGCAGGAACAGGATTGGATGTTAAATTAACGGCAAATATTTTTGAAGAAGATGATATTCAGGTTTTATATAAGATTAAAACAGTAAGTTCTCAATTTAATTTTGATGATCTTGGATGGGAATATTTTAATGGAACTGGTAAACCAGACGTGAGAGTTATTCCATCGTCTGAAAATAGTATTGCTGGTTATATTGAAGATCAAAGATCATATAAGGAATACAAATTTAGTGTCGCAAATCTTCCCGAATTCTCTTCTTTTGCAATTAAAATTGTTATGAAAAGTTCCAATCCAGTATTTGTTCCAAAAATTCAAGATTGTAGAGTTGTTGCATCATTCTAATGGATTATATTAAAGTTCTCGATCATGACTATCTTGTAAGAGACAACGATACTGGTGCCATTATAAATACTGATAAAAGTGTATTTGAAGATGCTAAAAAACTGCGTAATGGCAGTGCGTCTATTAAAAAACTTCAAACTGATGTTGAAGATTTAAAGAATGAGTTATCAGATATTAAAAATCTTCTAAGAGAATTTATAAGAAATGCCAACACCAATCCTTAGAAATGTAGCGAAAACCGATACTTTAGAAATACAGAGGCAGAAGATAAATCTACTGGCTTCTGATTTATTCAGCGTGCAAACTAGCGTTGGCGAAGGCGCTTTTAGTATGAGTGATGGTAGTATTCAGCAACCATCTTTGTTTTTTACTAATGCTACGGATGTTGGTATCTTTAGAGGATCTAGCGGAAAACAATTATATATTGCAGCCGAAGGCAATGCAGTTGCAAAATTTGATAAAAATAATTTAACTTCTTTACGAGATTTTAAAACATTAGTTTCGGCAGTTCCAATTGGAGCTAATGGAATTACAATTACAAGCCCAGGATCAGAATATAGTGGAGGAACTTTTTCTTCTGTTCCTCTTACTGGAGGATCTGGAACTGGAATAAAAGCTTCTCTTATTGTAAGACCTATAACAGGAACTATCACAAATGGTGGATCTGGATATGTTGGTGGATCTTATGTAAGCGTTCCTTTGACGGGGGGAAGTGGAACTGGAGCTACAGCAGATATTACAGTTTCTCCTTTCTCTGGTTCTATTCAAAATGGTGGATCTGGCGGAAATATCGGGGGGAATGCTTCTCAAATATTTACAAATGTATCGTTAACTGGTGGTTCTGGTTCTGGAATGAGAGCCGATATTACTGTTACTACTGCCGGACAAATTGTAGCTGTTACAGGAGTAACTATAGTTAATCAGGGATCTGGATATCAAACTGGTAATGTTCTGTCAGCTGTTTCTAATACAATTGGTGGAGTTACAGGATTTCAATATGTAATTAATGGTGTTGGTAACGTCACTCAAGTTCAGATTTTATTAGCAAACACTGGATATCAAGTTGGAAATGTTTTATCTGCTAGTAATACAAATTTAGGTGGTTCTGGATCAGGATTTCAATTTACAATAACTGGAGTTGGAGCAGTAGTTGATGCTTCTGTTACTGATGGCGGTGACGGATATATTATAGGAGATCAACTTTCAGTAAATGCTGTTGAATTAACACCAGCAGAAACTTGGTATGTTAGGATGTGGATGACACAATTATTTGTGTTTTCTGGAACACTTCCAACAACAGGATTTAATGTTGGAGATACATTAACATATGCTGGAGAAGGAAGAACTGTTGTAAAAAGGTTTTTAAATGCTCAAAATAGAGTAGAAGCAGTTGCTGTTAGAGCTGGTGCAGAAGATGGAAATACTATTCAATTTTTCCCAAATTTATCTGCTAGTGATGGAAATGGCAATAGTGCAGTTGTCGGATCTTCTACTTCTGCATTAAATTATTATTTTTCTTTGAATCAAAACGGTCCTTTTGAAAATATAAAAGATTTTACTTTCCAAAAAAACAAAAGATATATTTTCAATCAGACTAATTCTTCTAACAATACACACCCAATACGATTTAGCACAACTGCAGATGGTATTCATACCGTATTGAGTGGTCAAGGGGCACAAAGAGATTTTGGTGATTTATACGAGGGAAGTGAAGTAAATTACGAATATACTCCTTTTGATGTTTCCATCACCCCAAATGATAATACTCCAACTACTTTATACTATTATTGTAGTAATGGTTTTGGAGATCCCGAGAACCAACATATCAATGAAGGAGGGTTTGATGGTAGAGAAGGAAAAATAACTATAAGTGGAGCAGCAACAGTAGGTGGTGGTGGTTTAGTTCTTACTGTCGGTGCTGTTAATACTGCTTCTAATATTATCCTCAAAAAGAATGGAGAATCTACATTAGGAGCTACAACAGCTTCTTCATTAACTTTAACTGGAGGATTATCAGTTGGATCTTCAACTACTTTAAGTGGCAATTTAACTATTGGATCAAATAAATTTACAGTCAATTCGTCAACTGGAAATACTAATATTGCGGGATCTTTAACTGTTCAAGATGATCTTTCTTTCTTGGCAGATGCAGCATTTGGAGGAACTTTATTTATAGACTCTGCAAATAATAGAGTTTCTGTTAATATAGATCCTGCAGTTACACCATTAACAGAAGCGTTTGAAGTTTTTGGAGACACAAAAACAAGTGGAAATGTTGTTTTATCCACTGCTTCTGGAAAAATTGTAAAAATTGGAGATATTACTCAACTTGGAGGAACTTCACGATTACAAGTTGACGGTTCGGTTTACTCCACGCAAGGATTTTTTGCAAAATCATTATCTGATGTAAAAAATCCTACTATTAGTTTTAGGTCTTACGAAAGATTTGGATTGTCGCATAATGCTTCTAGTTCTACTTTATCTGTAACTACGGGAAGTGGAGAAGTATTGAGATTTGGAAATTCTGTTACAACATCATTAAGAAATTTAAATTTTGATAGAGTCGATGTTACAGCAACTACATTAGTAGGAGGGGAAGGATATACAAATGGTTCTTATAGTGGATTACAACCATCTGGAGGAACTGGATCGGGATTAACTTTATCTTTAATTGTTGCATTTACTGTCAATATTACTAATGCTGGATCTGGATATACTCCAAATACTTACGAAAACGTTCCACTTACTGGTGGTTCTGGATCAGGAGCAAGTGCAACCATTATCATTAATTCTACTGGTGTAGTAAGTGATGTAATAGTTACTAATGCTGGAACTGGATATACAGCAGGTAATACATTATCTTTCAATTATACAAATTTAATTGCAAATAACGGTGGAGTAATAGTAACTTCTACGGCACCGTCTCAAGTAGCATCATTAACTATAAATCAATTAGGTGCAGTAACAAAAATTACAATTACAGATAGTGGTATTGGATATGCAGCTGGAGATATTTTAACTTTATCACCTCCAGGATCTCCAACAACACCAGCAACATTAACAATCAATACCACAGTTTCTACAAATACTATTAGTATAAATTCATCTACTGGCAATATTTTAGCACAATCTTTAAGCACTCTAGGTTCTGGAATTTTAATAGATAACAAACTTTCTATAGATTCAAATACAATATCATCTACACAAAACGAAGATATTAATATTTCACCTGGAGCTGCATCGAGAATTCTTTCGGTTTCTGGAACAGGTGGGGTGAAATTACCTGTTGGTAATTCCACCAATAGACCATCTGCATCAACTGCTGGTATTATTCGTTACAACACACAGACTTCTCAATATGAAGGTTCGAATGGAGTTAACTTCATTTCTCTTGGCGGTGTAAGAGATGTTGATGGAAATACTTATATTATTGCTGAGGAGACTGTAGGTGCTAATGATAATATTCTATATTTCTTCAATGATAATTATAACTCGGCAAGATTAAACCGAACAGAGTTAGAACTTACAACTGCAAATAAAATTTCTTCTAGAGATACTGATGGTAAATTTGCATGGAAGGCAAATACAGCATATCTTTTAAATGCATATGTATATTATGGAGATAATATATACAAAGTAACGACTGCAGGAACAACTTCAACTATAGCACCAACTCACACATCTGGTTCTGCTACGAATGGAACTACAGTTCTTGAATATTATGGAGATTCTTATGGAAGTCTAGAAATAAGAGCAGATGAATTAAAAGTTGGTGTTAGATTTAACATTAATGATAAGTTAAAATTATATTCATATAATACAAATGATTTTATTCTAGAAAATCAAATTAATAATTTCCAGTTTGCTTTTGGAAATGTTTTAGGAGTTCCCGATACATTCTTAACAATAGATACAGCTGGAACTTTAAAAATTAATAAAAATTACGACACTGCTGGATCCACAAATAATCACATTCTATTAGATAAGACTCTCAAATATATTGAGCTAGATGATATTGCTTTAGCAACCGCCGATTCTTCACTAATTAAAGGAACCACCAACAGCGCAGCAACATCAGTATACAACACAACTACACATAAAGGTGCTAAAGTTGTGGTAGTTGCTGATAATATTACAACTGGTGATAGACATATCGTTGAATATAATGTTATTCATAAAAACTCAAATATATACGTTAATGAGTATGGCAACTTAGATACAGGAACAGAACAATTTACCGCTTTATTTGATTTTGATGGTTCTGATAATGTTCGTGTTACTTATACATTAACTTCTGGTGTTTCTTCTGGAGACAACGTTGTGATTACTACTACCAAAACTCAAATTAAGAAGTAATAAAAGATGGCAACTACTATAAAAACCTTTAATTCGGAAGGTGGGTTTGGTGTAAATCAAGTCACACTAGTTACAGATAAATTAGATATTCAGAATGTCAATACATTCAATTTAAAAAATTCTAATTATACTGATGCCTCACGAACAGATTATATTTTAAGGGGATTAAATACATCTGTTCTAACTTTAGATGGAACTTTTCCAATAACGTTAGCATCAAACACTATTAACTTTATTACTGGATATATTGTTGCAGTTAATCCAACTGGAGTTGGTCATTATTCAGTAAAGATTGAATCTGCAGTAACATGTAATTCGTCGGGAGATGTTCAAGTTTTATCCGAAATTTTTACAACAGTAAAAGATAGCGTACCTACTGGTCAGACTTGGACAGTTGCTAGTTACGATTCTGGCACAGCAAATCAATTTAGTTACACTACAACAAGAGGCGGAACAACCGATACTATTAAATGGATTGCAAACACCCAAGTAGTATCAGTTTCTTGGTCATAATAACTAAATAATACAGAAGAAAAAACAGAACTCTAGAGGCATTACGAGAAAATGAGTTTAGAATTTAATGCTGATAAGCAGATAATCAAATCAACAAATCCTCAACTTATTGGTAGTGATGATCTCACTATTAGAGCTGGTTCTGGATCGGATGAAAAGGAAGTTTTTAGAGTTCAATTAGATGATACTACGAAGTTACCTCGTATTGGTATCAACCGAACTGGTCAAAAAATCGAAAAGATTTTAATTGATCAAGGATTTAATGGTAGTGGATATACTACCCAACCATCTGTTATTATTGGTCCTCCAGATCTTACTAATGGTATTCAGGCACAAGCATCTGCAATCATCTCTGCTGGTTCTGTAGTAGCAATTGTTGTTGATAATGTAGGTTCTGGATATCTTTCAGCGCCATCAGTAAGTATTCTCGGAGGCAATGGAAATGGTGCTGCTGCTACTGCATATCTAGATACTGTAGATTACGAACTAGATGTTAATGGTGCTATTAGAACATCTACTTCAATTATTTCAGATACTGCAAGAATCCTAAACCTAGATATTGATAATTTTGTAACTCCAGATGCAAAATTTCGTGCTCCATCCTTAAAAACGTATGCTAACAACACAGGAATATTGTGGGCACCATCTACATCTATAAGTATCAATGAAGTTTGGTATTACGGTAATAATATTTACCAAGCATTAAACACAGGTCTCAGTGGAAGCACTCCACCAACTCATATTGATGGAACCCAAACAAATGGAACTGTAAGTTTCAAACATATTGGATATAGAGTATCTAGCCCTCTATTGAAAGGATATAACCAGGATATGAGTTATCCTCGTTCTATCACGCCTCCTTTTGGTGATGACTCAGATAAAGTTGCTACCACTGAATACGTTCTAAACCTCGCTACGAATGACGTTGGCGGCCGTGTTTATGTTTCTGCAGAGATTGGCAATGATTCGAATAATGGTAGATCTGCAGCTGCTCCCGTAAGAACGATTAAGAGAGCATGTCAGATTGCTTCACAGACAAAAGGTGTCAAAGAAACAGTTGTTGTTTCTGGTGGTGAGTATGTAGAAGATAACCCAATTTCTATTCCGCCAGATTGTTCAGTTGTTGGCGACTCACTTCGTATTGTTATTGTTCGCCCAAACAATCCGAACAAGCACATGTTCAAGTTTGCGGACAAGAATTATATTTCTGGTCTAACATTCAGAGATAAAATTGATAGTAATGGAGATCCTATTGCTACTTGGAAATATGCTTGTGTCTTTGACGACAAGCAAAGAATTTATTATGATCCAGCATCTGGTGGAGATTTTAAAAGAGATTTTCCAATTGGTCATCAAATTTTCGGTCCTGCAAAAATTAGAGTTACTTTCCAAACAAACACTGGAGGAACTGCTATTGCTGAAAACGAATATGTAACTGGTGTAAACACTGGTGCGGTTGGTGTTGTAACGGCAAGAACGTTTTCTAGTGGAACAGTTAGTGGAACTATAGATATTAAAGTTCTTAGTGGTTCTTTCCAAACTGGTGAAACATTTACATATCCAGGTGATGGTGCCAGATCATGGCAAGCGAATACAACTTATACTCTGAATACTATTATCTACAATGGTAATAATGTTTATTCCGTAACTACTGCAGGAACTTCTGCTTCAACTTCTCCAACTCATACAACTGGAGCAGAATCTAATGGAACTGCGACTTTAACTTGGATTCGTAATGTATATAACTTGATTGCTATTCAGGTAGAGTCAATTAGAGCAGAGGGAGAAGTTGTAGAGCATGTTACCGATACTACAACTACTCTACCTATCACCAGAGTTGATGGTTCTCTCCAAGCAGATCCAACAGTTGGTGGTATTGTTCTTTATACAAACCCATTGGTAGGAAGAACAAACTTCCACAACTTCAAAGAAAACCAAGAGATTGAAATTTCTGGTTTACCAACTTCAAACCCAGATCTTTCTTCTCTAAACGGTAAGCAAAGAGTCTTCAAAATTATTAGAGATGCTGACGGAAGATCCAGACGTATTGTTCTTTACAAGCAACTAGCGGCATTTAGTGATGTTAACTACATTCCATCGAATGCATCAGTAAAATCTGCAAACAACTACATTACTCTATCCCTATTAAACTCACCAAACAAATTCCCACTTCCTTCATTTGTTTTAAGACGTTACCAGGATGCTTGCAACTTAATTAGAAATAATATTGATTTCATCAAGGATGAAACATATCTACAAATCCAGGATGAATTTAGCCCCAACTTCTCAATTTCGTCAATTCAAACAACAACTGGAACTGGTGCTGATGCTGGTTATGTAATCTTCAGAATTACTACCACTGGCAATCATGGATTCTATCTAAATGATACTGTATCCATTTTTAAGAATGGATTGAATAATAATATTAATGGAACATTTACTGTAAGCAATAAAGTAAGTAATACAGTATTTGAAGTTAAGTGGTTAGGTGTTATTGGAACACTTGGTTTAACTTCTGGCACCATTTACACCACAAGTTCAACTCCTGCTCTATCAGCAAGTGCTTACGTTCAAAGAGCATTCACTATTCCAAACGAAGCAAAGTGCCGTAGAGATATTGGGCATATTGTTAATGCCATCATCATGGATCTTGAGTATGGTGGCAACTATAACGTTATCGAAGCCGCCAAGACTTATAGAAATGGAACTCAAATTGGTTATGTCAGCAACGAGATTGCAGAAACAGTAAGATCAGTAGAGATTGCTCGTAATCTTTGCATTCTTGCAATGCGTCGTTGGAGAACTGGAAACGGTCAAATAGCAGATCCACTATATACACCAGTATATTCTAATGTAGCGCGTTATTACGACACATCAGTAGTTCAGGATACATCTAACCCTGCATGTAATGATGTTGCAAATGCTATTACAACACTTGCATACACTTTCACTGATACATTATCAAACAATGCTGATGGTAGAAACCTAGATGCCGCTATTCAGATTGCACGTAATACTGACTTCATTGCATCTGAAGCACTTGGATATGCTAAGGCACTATATCCTTCTCTTGGTTTAACAGCAGACCAAGAAAGAAAGTGTAAGAGAGATATTCGCTACGTTCTTGCTGGTCTAAGAAGAGACTTGATTCTAGGCGGAAATGCTGGTATTGTTACTGCTGCCGAATCATATTTTACAGGAACTGAACTTACTGGTATCCCAACAGGAGAGTTGGCAGCAACTCGTTACGCATTCACTAAAGTAAAAGAGCTAGCACAACTAGCAATGCGTAACTGGAAAACAGGAACGAATGGAACTGGAGCAACATACACTCCGACTTACGAAACATCCATTTCTCTGTTCATTGACAACACTTTAATTGTTGACCCTGCTTCATCTAAGTGTGCCAATATCGTCACAGCAATTGACACTGAAATGACATTGCTTGATGGTATTCTTGCTGGAACTACCGTTGCTGGAACTACTACTAAAACATATGGCACGCTTTATTCACCAACTATTACATATCCAGATGGTGTTCTTTATGATGCAGACAATAACTATATTACTCCAAGAGGAGTGTGGGATGATCTGCCAGCAATTGAAGCATCGCCATATATTCAAAACGCTTCTGTTATTTCGTTCTTAGGGGGTGGCGGTTGTGAAATCGATGGAGATAAGGTAACTCAACCAAACTCACCTTTCCCAGGTCTAGAACTTAATGGTGCAGCATCATATCCAAACCAAGGTAAATCCATGGTTGCTGCTCAGTTCACCATCGTTTCATTTGGTGGAACAGGATATAGGGTAGTCAACGATGGTTACTGTCAGTTGGTTTCTGTGTTCGTTCTATTCTGTGCTGATGGTGTTTATGCTGATAGTGGTGGTTATGCTTCTGTTACCAACGCTGCTACCAACTTTGGTATCTATGCTCTAAGAGCTCGTGGATATAGAAAAGATCCATACACATTTGATATTGGAACTATTACTAATATCACCACATCTGTTACTGGTAAAACAGAAATTTCCGTCAGTGGTTTGGGTAGAAGACCATTTGAACATTATGTTGTAAAGATTGATGGATATAGAAACACAAATACCAACATAGAATATTTCATTGATTCGGTAAGAAACGTAACTGTTGGTCCACCTTTCAGTGCTACTATTGTCTTAAACGATGGCGCAGACTTCACCAAACTTTCTACTGGTGTTCCTGTTGGAATTTCTAACTCAGAATTTGTAGGTAAGACTATTAAGTTACATAGACCTTCTATTGTTAACTCATCTGGTCACACTTGGGAATTTGCTGGATCTGGAACAAACTACAATGCTCTACCAGAAAATGGTGGTATCAAAATTGAAGCATACGAACAAGTATCTGAATACTATGGTCGTGTTTATACATCAGGAACCGACGAACTTGGTGACTTCAAGGTAGGTTACTTCGCACGTATTGAAAACAGAACTGGTGCAATTACCTTTACTGGAACAGTTACCATCTCGGAAGTTGAATTCCTCAAACTGAAGGGCGGTGACGTTGTTGTTACTGGATTCGATGCTTCTAATACTTTAGGTGGTGCTTTTACTACTGACTCTAAACTACCGACTCAAAAGGCAGTTAAGGATTATATCTCAAATAATCTTGGCCCATACATCAACAAGCCATACTCCACAAATGCCGTTCCTAGGGCGCTTGTAGAACTCACAGACAGTGGTAAGATCTCTATTGACCAGATCCCTGCCCTAAGACCTTTCAACGTCTTCACAGTGGCAAATCAGGCGGCTCGTCTAGCATTAGAAGGAGCACTTGCTGGTGACATTGCCATTCAAGCAGATACATCAGTATCTTACATTCTTAATAATGATTTAACTAGCTTGTATCTTGGATTCGCAGTAGATACCGCTTTAGTATTCAACACAGGAAATATCTTTACTGGTTCTGGATCTGGTGGTCAAATTCAAGCAACAGAATACAGAGAAGGTGTAGTTTGGAAGATTAACATCACGAATCCTGGATCTGGATACACAGTTCCACCCAATATCGTCATTTCTGGTGGAAATCCTCAAGGTGGTGCGGTATCAGCAACTGCTACTTGCACCATTGCTAATGGTCAAGTTGTTTCTGTAACCATCACAGAAAATAACGGTTATATTGGTGGTAAAGGATACACCACGCAACCTTCAGTCGTATTCACTGGTCCAGGTGGTGCTGGTGTTACTGCTACTGCTTCTGCTCTCATTGAAAACAGGTTGTATGGTGATATCGTCAACAACATCAAGATTGTTGATACCGATACAGTAACATCTAATAATTCACCAACAGGCACAGTAGTTGATATTTCTCGTGTTGTTAATACTTCATCAAAGATTAATGGTAACTGGGTATCTCTATCTTCTAACCAGATTTCTGCAGATGCCATTACTTCTGGTATTATCGCTACTACTCGTCTGGCACAAAACTCAACGGAAGCAAACTCTTTTACATTCCTAAGAGGAGATCAATCTTATGCTCCTGTTCTTCAATCACTCAAAGGAACAGAGACAAGATACTTTGCTAAGTTGACAAATGCTGTTTCATCTGGTTCGAGCACATTTGTGTTTGAAACAAACGCAAACATTCTCAAGGGGCATGGTATTGTTAATGACGTTAACGGCATTCCACTAGGAACATTAGTTAACTCTGTAATTACTGCTGCTGGATTCACTACAGTTCAGTTAAACAACCCAGTAACTCAAAATATTTCCTCTGGAACAGTAATTCAGTTTACTCGCCCAGCATCTCCACTTATTATTGATACTTCTTACACCATTGGAAACTTTGTAGATAGTATTGTTGTTGCAAATGGGGGGAGTGGATTTACGAATGGAACGTATTATGATGTTTCTTTAAGTGGTGGAACTGGAACTGGATTAAAAGCAAATATTACTGTTGCTGGTAATGCTGTAACAACTGTGGCGGTAACAAGTGGTGGAGTTAATTACACTGGTGATTTTAGTGTTACTTCTGCTCCTTCTGTGATTGGTTCTGGTTCTGGATTAGTTCTTCTGGCTAAAACCGCTACAACCAACAAAAACTATGCTAATGCTGCTATTGATGTTAAGAGAGTTGATGATTTAACTATTTCTTCTGATCCATATGGTTCAGTTGGTGTAGCTAGATTCCAAAAGTCACAGTTCACTTTAAACGCTGCTGGCAATGGATCAGTAACTCTCAAGACTGGTGCAGATAGCGGATTGGATGCAGACTTACTTGATGGTGCCCAGGGTGCTTACTATCTAAATGCAAGCAACTTAAATTCAGGAACATTATCTGTTGACCGTCTTGCTGGAACATATAATATTTCTATCTCTGGTCAGTCAGGTAATACCTTACGTCTGATTACTTCTACAAACAACCCAACTTCATCCCCTTCCCCCAACTCATTTGCCGAAGGTATTATTGCTGACACGAGAAATAATATATCAGATAGCTTAGATGATGGTGGAACTAAACATCTAGTTCTTACACTCAGAAATGGTTCTTCGGGATTTGACGCTACTTATGGTGGAGTAAGACAACTTGCTTTTACCGACAATAATAATATGTGGCTCCGTGGTTCTGGAACGGGAGTTACTACATTTGGTTCTTGGGCAAAAGTGTGGACAGATCTTAATGATGGTCCTGGAACGGGATTGGATGCTGATAAACTCGATAACCGTCAAGGTTCATTCTACCAAAATGCTTATAACTTAAACTCTGGCATTATCAGCGATAACCGTTTACCATCTTACCAGACACAAAAGAGTTTTAATAGTGGAGTAAAAGTTCTTACTACAACTAATAATCCATATTATGATATTTACGTCACTGGTTTCGTATTAACTGCATCGCCATTCCTTGCTGGTCAGACTGTTAACCTCTATGATGTTAATTCACAGGGAACTGGAACGATTCTGATCACTAACGTCGCCACATATAACGATGCTGACGACGCACTAGATTACAGCATCATCAGTGGTGTTCTAACAACTGGAACATTCACTGGCGCTCAAACGATCGGAACTGCTTCCAATAGAGTTGCATTCCAAGATTATACTCTCAGAAATCAGGGAACATTCGAAACTGCTTCACTTGAGAGTTTAACTGGAACTGCTCTGCTCAAGCTTGGTAGAAAGGATGGCACTGCATCATCCCCTGCTATCTATTTTAGCAGCAGCTCTTCAGCAGCATCCAACTACAACGTTGCTCTGGTTGCTTCTGGTGGTAGCAACACAGATGGTAGCGGTAACCTCAACATCGTTGCTGGTTCTGTTGATGCAGTTACAATCAATAACAATAAGATTTGGAACGCTGGTAACCTAACTCCAGCAACTAACAATGTTGCAAATACCGTTGTTCTCCGTGATGCTTCTGGTAACTTTGCCGCTGGCACAATCACTGCTAGTGTCACTGGTGCTGCTTCTCTCAACGTATTGAAGGCAGGCGATACAATGACAGGTCAGTTGAAGATTGCCTTCAACAGTGGTCTTGGGGTTAGTGAAACAGGTGGGTCTGGAGCAAGGTTGACTATTACATCTGCTGGAACTGGTGCTATCATTTATCAAAATGATAACTCCGCAATTATTTTTCAAACTGATACTGCAGCTGAACAAGGCAGATTTAGA